ATGACTAAATTTGAAGTTGAACGCATCAAGCAGGCGCTCGCAGTTTTAAAAGAACAAAAACTTAAAACATATAAAGATCAGGTTGGTAGATGTGACAATCCCAAACAATTGACCAAGGAAGTCAAAAAGTATACCAGTACTATAAATGATGTTGAGGCACTGCTTAAAAACTATGGTCTTCTTACGGCGGGTGTATCGCAAACAGCAGAGCGATTAAATAACCCTGAAATAGAGCACATGTATCGCTTTGGTGTTAAATACAAAGCATACGCACCAGAGGAATATGCTGATTGGATTTATAATGAAGTTCGAAATCAGACCGGTCATACGACAAATGAAGCAAAAGAATATTTAGAATCATATTTACAGTTTGAATATTGTAACGATAAAACTTTCCGTGACTTACAAATCGAATTGATTGATCAATTTTATTGAGGCCATCATGAAGAAAGAAACGTATCTGCCGCTTGAGGTGTTAAAGAAAATTACGGAACAATACCCAAAAGCATGGGAACAAATGGCAATGTTTCATAGCGAAAATGGGTCGCCAGAACTTGGGTCATGGCCTGAATGGTGCTATGCTCCAATGAGCGCTGCGTTGGCAGTAGCATCCAAAGGGTATGATTTAAACAAGCTTCCTATTGATATAAGAATGGGAATGACATCCGTGGCTCAGGCAATATTTGCATTAGCTCCGTGGCGATTAAGTAAAGAGGTCTATATCATCGATGAAGATTTAAAAAATCTTTTATTTGAGCAAGACGGGGAACTCGATGTCCCTGACGAAATATTATTACAACTTCCATATCCGTGTTTTTATGTAGAACTACCAAACACATACTATAGGGCAGATAAAATTCATGGATTCTTTGTGACGCTGGAATATGACATTATTAACAGTGACAAAGAGTTAAAACCTGTTTTTCTTACGGAAGATGGAAGCGTATTCAGCTATTCCATTCATATTGGAGCAAAAACAATAGATGAAAGCGTGGATATGCTCGATAAACAGGCTCTTGAAAACACGAACGGAAATAAAGAATTGAAACGTTTGGCGCTAAGAGCGATGCAAGATTCAGCAGAAACAAAAATATTCTTAAAACAAATCCTCCAAGTGATATTATATATTCTTGCACAAAACGCAGAAATTGCACAAAATTCCGAGCAGTCATTTATCACAAAAAGAGGAAAAACAATCAAGGATAAATATTCAGAAATACGCAAGTGGGATGTTGGTATTCGTGTTGGGGCTGCAATAAGGCAGCAGAAAATGCGAGAGCAGTCTGAACAACCAGAACGCAATCAAAATGGACACAATTCTCCAAGACCTCATATGCGGCGCGGTCATTGGCATCATTTTTGGACTGGCCCAAAAACAGAACCAGATGAGCGCAAACTTATCTTGAAGTGGCTATCTCCCATGACTGTTGCTGCAAATCCTGACGACACGCCAATCGTACTTCATAAGGTGGAACTATGAACAATCCAGCAATACTTGATATCGCACTCAGTTTTATTCTGCACAAACATAGCCGGGATGAATTTGGTCGTAAAAATAATAAAGCACAAGCCATCCGTGAATTGTCTGACGAAGAACTTGCCGCACTCTTAAATGAGCTCGTCGCACAGCAGGATAACTGCCCAAATACTGTGAGCGGATGGAAAGAATGGCTCAGTGAAGAAATAAAATAAACGCTAAAAAATGGGGTACTGGTCCAATTAAGGATCAATACCCCATCTGTTTTTTATATCAGTTCAATATCGCTCGGTTCAACATAACCCGATACATTTACTGAAATTGGATACTTGCCAATGCGGCTTTCAAGATTCGTCACCCGATAGCGACCATTGACTAGTTTTCCATCATAGATAAACCATTCTCCTCGGCGGCGCATACCGCAGTGAGTCTGGCTGTTTGAAAATAATACTCCGTCTAATTTAATTTTGTCTCCTGCACGAAATGTATTCTGGTTGTCTGCCATCAAAACGAACTCCATGTTGCCATTCCGCAGATGCCATCAGCAGTCAATCCATGTGCTTTCTGCCATTCTACCAGCTTAGCTTTTGTGCCGGCACCAAAGATGCCATCTACTTTCAAGCCTAAATGTCGCTGCAATACGGTCACAGCATAAGACACGCCACCAGCGCAATCCTTAGAGCCCTGACGAATCGTGGGCATGATTTTACTCACGACCTGATATGCAGTACCACTTTTACTGACCCAACGGCTATAAGTCTCACGCACATCAACATGAACAAAGCCGCCAGTCACCTGTGATCGACTATAATAGCCAATGCCGCCATGCTTTTGGAAGTAAGAGAGGGAAGCTACATACAGTGCAATACGAATCGGGTCAACACCATTGATGTGAATATCCGCTGCTGTGCCCAGACAATGCTGACTACGAGAACTGCCACCGATTGAAATGTTATATGCAGGAGTACGGTATGCAGAGCTGATTAGAACTGGCTTTCCAAAGTGGTCACGAATCTGTTGCAGAGTTTCCACCAGCTCAGTTGCCACCTTGAACTCGTCGCTCCGGTCATTGCAAGCAAATTCATAGGCGCAGAAGTTCTTGGACAGCTTCTTGTTCCAGTCCTTCTTCATAGAATATGTAATAATGCTCATAGAGCCACACCTTCAATCCTTCTTGAGTTCTGCATTGATCTTCTCGTTCTGGATATCCATCTCCTTAACTGCGGCTTCAATCATCATCTCGATAGTAGGAGTGATCTTGATATTCATCTTCTCCAATGCGGCAATAACATATTTCTTCTTGTCAGCTTTCTGAATTGCGCCAGTAACGCCCAACTTCTCGGCGGCACGCACAGCCATCTGAACAATCTTGTACATACCGATCTGCTTCAGGTAGGGGATGCCATAGGTCATAAATGCGGTACCAGCAACAGTGATAACCAGCTTCACAATAACAGAGACAATCTCATTAACAATACTTGCCATAGTAATACCTCCTGTTTTGAATAAAAAATAAAGCCCGGCACACACGTACCGAGCTATGTATTAAATGTCTTTTAAATTTTGTCCGTCAATTAGGTAGCTTTCAAGAGCAGCCTTAGCTTCTTTCATGGGGTCGATAGCATTACCATCAATGCCGTGACTAAGCAGAGCCAATAGGGCTTTCATCATCACATTGATACCATGTTCACTCTTATTCACGCGCTGTTCCACGCCAGCTATTTTTCGTCCATGGTCTTCAACTACGATGTCTTGTTCCTTCTGGTGCTCTTCAAGCGACAAAAGCTTGGAGCGATATAAATCCAAAACCTCTTTATCATTCTTGAGTTTGCGGTCGATATCTTCCAGATGCTTGTCGTGCTCAGTGAGCTTCATATTCTGCTTTGTGTCAGGTTCTTTCGCTTTCTTGATTGCTTTTATAATGACAACAAGGGCAGCTGAAATAGCTGTAATACCACCAGCGATACTCAGAACCATTTGCCAAAGCTGTTCAATCGTAAAGCTGATAACGCCAGGAGCTGTGTGTGGTGCGGCAGTCAACAAACCAATCATTTCATCACCTCGATTCTGGTTGACAAAAATTTCACACTATGATAGAATAGTTCCGTCAAGATTCGTCGAGCGAATTTATGACGTCCTATCTTTGTATAGGTGTGTGGCGGGAGAGCTCTGGGTGTAACAGCCCGGGGCTCTTTCTGTTTTTACATATACTTTTAGTTTGTTTACTGCTTCGACTTACATACCTTGCGCCAGTGATAGTGCGGCTTGTCCTCGTGAAACATGATATAGCGCATCCAGTCATCTACATAAATGCACAACAAAGCAAGGAAGAACCATAACACAGTAAATGGCAGACAGATTTGACCAAGCAGATTGAATGGCAGGGAAGAGTAGTCCCAGATATGCAAACCAAGCATTAGATTCAGCGGAATACCCACAACAAGTTCCATGCCAGTCACAAATAACGCACCTACAAGACCCTGTTCCCACATAGGCATTTCCCACGGAATATAATTGTTCAATCCGCCGATGACCACAAAACAGATGCCACCCACTACAGCCATAGTCCAGTGCGAGTGACCACGCCATAAAATCTCGATGCAATAATAAAGCGCCCCTCCTATCAAAAAGAGAAGCGCACATTTCAATAATTCTTTATACTTCTTTACGATTTTACTCATTCTACAACCTCCTTCAACCCGGCGGTCTCAAGATATTGCTCCAGAACAGGGTCGTAGTTGATTTCGATTGCATCCAGCTCTTCCATTGTAGTACAAGCCTTGATAGCAATTTCCAATTCCTGCTGACGCGCTACAAATGGTTGCACATAAGTACCAATTGCCATAGCCAGTGCTGCGAGATCTTCATATTCCCATTCGGTGCATTCATTGCCGGTTGTGTTCCATTTCAGCTGGAATGTTTGTCCATTAGAGACGGCGAGCTGATACAGAGATAGGTTTGATGTGAGCAAAGCCTGCTTTTCACTGGTAACGCTATAATACTTGCCGTCTATCCATTGGAGTGGATGAGATGCAAGGTATTCAGAGAGAGTAGTTTTTGACTCGGATATTTTGTATTTCTTTTGTGGTTCAAGAGCTTCTTCTACGGTTGGAACTGTGCCTGACTCAATAATTTCATAGCGGTCTTCTTTATCATCAATAGCCCAGAGAACGTCACCGGGTTCGGCAACGCTATTATGAGCATTGAGTTGTGTCGCCATTGCAGAATACTGGTCACATTGCTCTTGTGTCTCGACTGGTTTCATAATAAAATACCCAACTTTGATTTCTTCGTCCAATTTTTTCACCTCTTCTTTCTAATAAGATAATACCTAGATATATTTAAACAAATAACATTGATTATAAGCGTTAAAAATACAATCAATTCCATCTTCCAATGGCTATCCAGTTGGTGATCCCAGCGAAACCATTCTGTTTTGGTGTGAAACCTGTAGTTGTACGAGAAGCAACATACCACGCATTATTTAAATCCTCACTTCCTCCAAGTACAAGCGTATAATCGGCGCCTTTAAAGGGAACGTCAAAAACTGAAGCTGTGGTATTTTTGTTGTTTTCTCCCCAGCATATTTGTAGTCCGTTGCAGAAACGTATATATCCACCACCACTACTCTTAAATCCGTTTGCATACACACCATTCGCCGCGCTCTGTGCCCAGTTCACCTTGAAATTACCCGGATTGTACACATACATATTAACTCCGTCTTCTCCACCCCATAACCATGTTGGTTGACCATCTTTACCAGACCAATTGAAAGTCATAGGAGCATAAGGATTACCACCGCCGCCGAGTGTTGCAGCAGTGCCAGTCAGTGTACCATCAAATCGTGCTGCTTTAACAACGCCTTCGCGGCAGTCAATACCAACAGCAGTTTTTCCAGTGTATGTTTGATTTGGACAACCCGTTGTAAAAGAGAGACCATTCCATGATTCAATAACAATATTATTTAAATCTCCACCGGGACCATTAACATTATCCGTAGGACCAGAATAAATTTTTCCATGAGAAGAATCAGAGAACGTAATAGTGCCATTCATCGTTCCACCAGCAGTAGGAAGATAGTCGTGGGTATGTCCAACGTTACTTTTATCATCGAGCTTGGAATCAATTTCGCTTTCAGTATAATAGCGGCTATCGTGATTATGTCCAGCAGTAGCAAATTGGTTTTTATTTATAGCTCGTAACTCATATCCATTCCAACCAGCAAGCCAACTATAATCTCCATAGTTCATACCTGATTTTGAATAGGCAAATGTGGTATTTGAAGAGTTGTCTCCTGCGTCTTTTACGCTATTGTGCGTATGTCCAACTGCCGCCTTACCATCGACCAATGTTTTCAACGCTTTTCCCTGCGCAGCACTAAGACTTTGATCTTTGCTATTACTTGTCAAATTATCCTGAATCCCGCGCCATGTATTTGTATCGGTAAACTTCGCATCGGCAGGAACACTCTTGGCAATCGTATATCCAATTACAACAGGCTTACCATCTTTAAAATAAACAGGTTGCGTAGTTGTGCCAGCGCTTGTACCAAGTTTATCTGCAGTTGTGGCCTTTGTTGCATTTGTGGCGTTGGTTGCTTTTGACGCGGAACCGGCGGAGGTGGCATAATCTGCGTTTGTTACGGTTGCTTCAATTTTATCTTTCATTCTTCGCATCTTATCATCTCCTTTTATATCAACCGTCTGAATTTAAATGTTAGTATGTCAGTGCCAGTAGCAGCAACCTTGCAGGCGATTTGTAGTTTCAGTGTTTTACTTCCAGCAACGCGCAAAGTTCTAAGATAGATTGCATTGTTATTATCTGCGAGTCCGGCGTTATGCAGGAAAATCTCAGATGAATTGCCACTGTTCGTAGTACCACTATACCAACTCATAACACCAGAATAGATTTCACTGTAAAGCTGTGTGTAGCTTGAATTAAATCCACTCACCTGAACAACATAAGTTCCAGTATCAAGACTGTTTCCAGCAATGCCAGTATCTAGCCAATCTGTAGTCAACTTGATTTGCTTTTGAATGCTGATAACACGGCTGAAATCATCCAACTTTGTTTTATCAGTAGAAGACATAAGACCGTTTGAAGACGAACTGGCTACGCCATAAGTGGTATCCGTGAATTTAGCATTAGCCGGAACAGAAGATGAGATAGTGTATCCGATTGCAACAGGTTTGCCGCCAGAGAAGTAGACTGGCTGAACACTAGAACCAGCGTTGGAATCCAGTTTGACTGCTGAGTTCGCAGAGCCACCAGCGCTACCAGAACCAGCATAATTGTGTGTGTGCCCGGCAGCCGCATAATCACCACTACCCTTAGTCACGATCGTGCCAAATCTACCACGGTCACAGTATTGCAGGTTTGAAGATGTTCCGCTGTATGCGCCATTCCAGTAGGCCATAAAAGACATCGTAGGGACATACTTATCATCCGTTGTTTTATTTGTCCAGCCGGTATTTCCAATAGCGCCCAATGTACGAACCGTTTTGCTTGATGCATCTCCAAGAGTATATGTTCCAGCAACAGGTTTACCATCCTTGAAATAAACAGGCTGTGCTGCAGAGCCAGCAGAAGATGTGAGTTTTGTCGCGGATGCAGCGTTGCCCGTACAAGAAGCAGCACTATTAGCCGAACCGGCACTGGCAGCATAACCGTTATCAGTTGCAGACGCAGAACTGGAGTACGCCTGTTTATGAATAGCGGTTCCAGCTTCGGCAATTGTTTTCCAACATTCAGATGACGTCTTTTTGTCGGTTGCTGTGGTTCCACTGACTTCATTAGAGTCTACGAGTGTCCAAGTGCGAGCGGGGTTGGCTTTTCCACCAGAGGATAAAGACCGAACTGTAGTTCCGGAATACACCCCGTTCGTTTTTATAAAAGCGTCAGCATAAGTTTTTCCGTACACGTTATAGATTGCCACCTGAACAAAATCAGCAGAAAGACCGCTACGAACCAACCATTTTGCTTCTACAGTTGATGCGGAACTAGAATTATTAGTTCTTAAACTTAAACGACAAATACCGAAACCGCCACTATTATAATCCTGTGTAATATAAACAAGCATTGTTTTGTCTGCATATGCACCAGTTAAATTATCCAATTTTGCAAATCTATGAAATGGGTAATTATTTGTGTTGCCGACGAGGTGCTTACAAGAATAGAATCCAATATTTGCAGTAGAATTGCCAGAACCATCATAATTAAAACTAAGCGTGATATCAGACCCGCCAGACACAGTACGAGCAGTAGTCAATTTCGCAGCGGATGCAACACTTTTGTTTTTATCTGCTGTGTTATCTACATTACCAAGTCCGATATTGCCCTTTGTGACGTTGACTGTTTTTGCAGCACTACCATCGTAAGTAGCGGCAGTTGCGCCGTTAGTTTGAATCGTCAGAGCAGTCGGATTTTTAAGCGAAGCAGGAAAGTCGGTGATTTGCGCTTTGGTATGCGTGTGGGATTTTGCAGAATACACGGCGTCGGCTTTGCTCTTAATATAATTCCACAAGGTAGAAAACTTCACACGACCAAAAGAATCTCCGCCACCTGTATCCTGTCGAATAAAATAAGTGTTGTCGGTAGGAGTGGCGGTCCAAGATGTAGTCAGCTTAGAAAGTAAGCCATTCGCTCCAGCTTCGTTGTTATTTACCTTGCTGTTCAACTTACCATCCGTTTCGGCTTCAGTATAGTATCTATCATCATGGCTATGACTCTTCGGAGCGAACTTCTCTTTCAACTTGTCCCATAGATGCTGTAAGCCAGTGTAATCTAAATATCCCATAATCGACCTCCTGTCTCAGTAAAAACTGAAATCAGCTTGCCAAAACAGTGTCGATTTCAGTATTTGTAATCTTTGTAATAGTAAAAATTTCACCCAATGCGTCCCACTCGGTGCCGTTCCAAGCATAGTTCATACCATTACCAGCGTCATAAACATCACCAATGGTCTGACCTTTCGTGGGCAACTTGTCTACAGAAGTAACAGAACCCTTGTAACGATACATTGCCGTGATATCGCTCTTCAGGGCATAGGTGCTTGCCGCGCCAAATCCATCCAGCTTTTTCTTATCGGCAACACTCATCAAGCCATGGGCGCTCTGTGTTGCATCACTGTAGGTTGTATTGGTTGGAGTAGCCCAAGTACCATCGCCACGTAGATACTGCCCCTGTTTACCAGCAGCCGGAGCAGGAACTAGACCAGAACCACCAGCTGCCGAAGCAGTAGCAGCCTTAAAAGTGCCATAAGTAGTATTGGTGTCGGGCGGAACCTGCCAAGTACCATCAGAGCGCAGATAACGGTTTGCAGCACCTGCGGCAGGAGCCGGAGCGAGACCATGCACACCAGCAGCTTCAGTAGTAGCACCCTTCATATCACTATAAGTGGTGTTATTATCATTGCCCCACTGAGCAGTACCATCAGCACTCCATCTCAGAATCTGACCAGCGGAACCACCGGCAGGAATATGCTTATTGCCGGCAGAAGTGGGGTGCGCGTAGTTATTTGCATTGGCGGCGATGCCATCCAGTTTCGCTTTGTCTCCAGAACTCATCAGACCGGCAGAACTGGTCGAAGCGTTATTGTATTTCGTATCAGGTGGAGTAGCCCATGTACCGTCACCTCTCAGATACTGTGTTGCATTAGTTGCGGCAGGGGCGGGAACAAGACCGGAACCGCCAGCAGCAGAACTTGTTGCGCCTTTAAATGCACTGTAAGTTGTGTTGTTATCGTTACCCCATTGAGCGGTACCGTCAGAGCTCCAGCGCAGGATCTGTCCAGCAGAGCCACCTGCCGGAATATGTTTGTTGCCAGAACTGGTAGGGTGAGAATAGTTGTTTGCACCGTTCGCAATGCCATCTAGCTTAGCTTTGTAAGCAGCACTAAAGTCGTTTGTAGAAAGGCCCTTGCCATCAACTTTATCGACCTTGTCAGCTAATTTTGCTTTTATTTTCTGCCAGAAATAAAGCAAACCATCATAATCTAACCAAGCCATAAATTTCCTCCTTTACGTTGATAGGATTTTATCTATATCTGAATTAGTCAGAGCCTCCATATACATAGAAGGGTCACCAGTATTTACAACCAACTCGCCATTCTCATTGGTCATAACGGTAGTGATGCCTGTACCTTTGATAGATACAGAACTTTGCTTTGCGCCGTCCAACAGGATTTTTGCTTTGCCATTAAGTGCGCTCTTGTTTGCGCCAAGTGAGAAATTGTTATCGTTCAGCAATGTCCAGTTGCCGCCCAAGTACGCATATAGCTTGTCGGGTTTCAAATAATAGATTTTTTCGGCCAGAGGAGCCAATGGTAAGTCGCTCACAACCTCTAAATCTGAACCGATTTTTACGTGAGTCGTGGTAGTGTCTCGATAGGCGTTTCCGGTGTCAAGGCAGACAATAAGCTGTCCGTCGATCACTGGAGTCTTGTCGAGCTGAGATTGTGCAATCTCTAAAAGTGATAATTTTGACATCATGAAACTCCTTTTCGATAAAAATAACCCCACACTCCATTACAGAGTGCAGGGATTTATGTTAGATTATTATGTCTCAGCGTTCGCGCCGGAATCGTCAATAGCCTTCCAAGTCAGAGCCCCCTCGACATTCTTAACGCGATTATCCATAGCAGTATTCAAACCGTCTGCATAGGTTTTTGCAGTATCGCGAGCGGCATCCGCCTTTTTAGTAGCATCAGCAGCAGCGGCAGAAATTACTTCTGATTTCGCAGCAGTCAGTTCATCCTGAGACACCTTTGCATTCCAAGCCTTGCGCTCTTCAGCGGTAATGTGCACCACAGCATCCTTGGAATGACCGTCTAGCTGGTCTTGCACCTTCTTGATCTTTGCGTCAGTCTCAGACTTGGTATAAGCATCAGGCACAGCCACATACAGACCATCCTCTTCAATTGTAATAGAGTTATTGGCTTTTGCGGACACACGCACATCAACACTGATTTTATTGTCATCAGAAACAGTCACAGTTGCAGTAGAAGTTGCCACGCCGATATAAATATCAATCAGGGAGCCAACAGGAATCTTAATAACCTCGCCGGTGGTAATAGTCAGCTCGATCTCATGAGTCTCGGTGTTATAGATACCACTCTTTACAACCAAGTCCTTGCCCAACGCAATCGTCAGAGTGTCGCCGCCAAATACAGGCAGCTTGATAGTGCGAGTTTCTGCATCATAAGTAGGCTCATGAACAATACCAGTCATGGTAGTGGTAACAGGTTCGTCACCCTTTGCCACACTCAACACACCAGCATTATAAGTAACATCTGTAACGAACTTACCTTTAATACCTTCCACCGCTGCAACCTTGGCATTAACATAGTCAGCAACAGCCTTGGTGGTCGGAATATCATCATTGGTGGCATCTGCCGGGATCTGAGTAACGGTTGTTTTGTTCAGCTGCACAAACTCCACGCCATTCCAAATATGCATGGTGTAGTCTGTCATGCGGAAATAAATAATGCCCTGAACCTGACCAGCTGCGGGCAGGGAAGACACCATCTTAGTGCTCTTAGTGTACTCAGTTGTACCCTTAAACAATTGCAACGTATCGGTCGTAAAGTACAGTGTATCCATGTCTTTTGGAGCAAGGGCATCGTACCGTGCTTTCGTACCATACGCAAATTTTACTTGTGCCATATTTTTCCTCCTTATTAGAATTCAGTCCATTGGAAATTTGTAGGTTGAGTTTGAAAAGGCTCGACGAAGAACCGACCTGACTCCGCGCTTTGCTGCACGACCCACGGTTCATATTTGTCGTCTTTGCCTCGTATCATTACGGTCTGACCTGCATAAGTCGCGTCATTCTGGTTGATTGCCTCATTTGCCGCCGGAATACTATCAAAACAAAGCGTCCGAGGCGCTACCTTTTGAATAGATAAGTCGTCCCGGACGTATATGAATTCTGATGTATCTTTTGTGATAATAATGTCTTTGCCATCAATCAACCCAAGCGCAATCGCGGCTTCTACGTCTTCTGCGTTACCGTAACCAAGCTTCGAGTATTTGTATGCCATTCTTTTCACCTCGCTTTAAACGATGGTTAGAATGGGACAACACGCATACTACCATCTTCAGTTTCCACAGTTTCAGTCGTAATCTTAATAGCGTTACCAATGGGTTTGCCCTCGGAGGTAAGCTGAATACGATGCTCTTCATCGTAAGTGATATTATCAGCCTTGTTAGCCAGACTAGTGTTGAAGCGGTCGGTCATCGCTTTGTTCAGAGCCTCCAGTGCGATAATACGCTGATCCAGAGTGCTTAGTGCTTCATCGGGGATCAAATCAGACCACTTGCTGATAGGAATAATATGTACAACGCCGGGCCCAGCCTTACGCACGCGCTGAATTGTCTGTCCTTCAGAGTCCATCTCAACGTGAATGAAGGTCAACTGGAACTCAATGTCGCCAGCTTCACTGGTCAGAACCGTATCAAACGGTAGAAGATACTCCAACCGGTTCTTGTACAGGTCTTTTGATTTTTGTAGAATTTCAGTTTTATAGCGTTTACTCACAGGTAAAACGTATTCCAGCATAACTGTATAGTCACTAATATCTACACCTTTGTAGGTCTGATCGGCAAGAAAGTGCAAATTATCCACCAGCTTGCTCCGCTGCATGATGCGCTCAGTCAGACTTGCGGTGATAGTGTTATCCTCGTTAATTAAAAAGGTATACATATCACACCTCCTTTCCGTTCACGATGTACAAGTAATCATCCAATGAGATCTTCTTGCCCTCAAGCAAGTTCTCCACAAATTTGTCCTGTACCATTCCATTCTTATAGAGTCGGTGCATACTCTCGACGAACTCAGTGAAAATCTTCTCCATCACAGTAGACCTCCTTGAATTAACGTCAACGTATAAGCATCAATAATAGCCTCAGGAGTTGTACCTCCCAAGGCTTTGATTTGGTCGTATTCATATTTGTCAATCGGCTCAAGCGTCACAGTGTCATACTCGGGGGATGGAATCAGGTAATAACCATCAACGTGCCAGATATACTTGCCGTTACTGCTGATAATACCCTGTGCGTCATCTTCGGTGCAATTCACCATGATATCGTGCTTGGGCTGATACTTTACAAACTGAAGGCGGTCAAGAGCATCGATCACTCGACCGTCTTTAAGTACCTTATAATACACTCTCAACACCTCCTTAAATACTGAACATCACGGTTACCCCTAACTGCTCAGAGGGATAATGGAAGCCATACAGCTCACCAGTCTCCTCAATTGCATAGAAGTATCCATCATAGGTTGCAAACGGGCTGCGCAACCAATACTTTGTTGCCCTGCCCTCTGCATTGTGCTTGATTCTAGATTCATTGCCGGTCATGTAGCTGATAGTCTGACCTTCGTAAACATATGGCTCATCAGTCATCAAAGAACTTACTTCGATCGCAGAAGGAATAAAGAAATAACAATCCGAAGTTACAATTTCCTTACTCTTATTACCGGCAGAACTCGGCACTTTAACTTTCTTAATTAACTGTTTCCAGCCAATCGGCAAAGCGTCAACTAGACGGGAATTTAAGTATTCGCGCAAGGAGGTATTACCCCAGCCACCGGCATTATTAGCAGCAGAGCTAAGCATCATCTCTTGACCCAAAGTATCTCTCTGCAAGAATGTCATAGCGCAGCGTTTATTGGAATTGTCGCTCAAGTAGTAATTCTTAAAGCTTGCAACCTCTACAATCAGATTATCGTGTGTCCATGCAGCCAATTCACGACAAGCAGCGTCACCAAGATCTGCATACCAAAGCTTAGACCAATAAACCGTACCTTTAGCGTGGCGCTCGTAAGCACCATCATCTGCCTTTGCACAACCAAACACCAATGTGGCATTCGTCTTTGTGATACGGGTACGAGAAATCTTTGTATAGCTCAGAGCAGAACCATAGATGTTAGAGGAATAGACGTACAGTCCATTATCCCCTTTAACATGACGGATGACGGTCATATCACGAGAACCAGCAGATACACCATTTGCAGAGTCAATACCCCATGTTGTCTTCACGCCTGTAGAATTCCACAAGCGGATGCCGTTCATACCATTCTGTTCAAAACACTGCATCAAAACAGTGTTGTTTGCGTTCGTGGCATCCATCTTATAGTCAACAGCCAGAACAAAATCTCTGTCCTCCTCAAACAGCTTGATGTCGGTATCAATGTAATTCTTGCCATCAAATACCTGCGGCTCGCTTATGAGAATCTTCTCGGTAATATCATCGTAACTAAAGTCATTACCAAGTTTAATTGAAACTTCGTCTTTTGCTTCTACTATTTTCTGCTCTACACCGACCTTGCTCATGGCATAGATTTCAACAGGGCGAAGTTGACCAATTTCCTTGCCATCAAAGTAAGTGGAAGAATATTCGCATACATCATAAACTGCGTTGATATCTTTATCGCCAATAACATAGCCGCCCTTATCCCAACTACTGAACAAATAATACTTAAAAGCAGTTTCCTCAGAAGTATATGTCGGAGTGTCGCCAGTATAAAGCACCATAGAGCCATACGGAGCAACAGTCTCTTGCAGTACAGCCCCACGATTCATATAGCGGACAGTGTATTTACGTACAGATTCAGTATACAGAGCAGTAATAGTCTGATTGCTGAAAACTGTCGTAAACTCTGTATCCCAGCCGCTGAAAGTAAAGTCCGTAGAGATTGTGCTCTCAGTAGTGGGCGTCGGAATCGGATTCTCTTTACGGGTAACAGGGTCAACTGCCTTACCACCCTTATCAATGTACTGGATATCCAGAACAGTGCCGTCTTTATTCACGAACGTCCACTTGAACTGCTGAACCAGTGTATTGTAAGTGATATTCAAATCAGGCCACTGTGCCGTAAACTCTGCCAGCTGACGCTCACGCATAATGGGCACATGGACACTACCTTCAACAACAGAATGGTCAGTGTTATAACCGTTTTCATCCAAACCGGTCATCTTCAACAGACGATCCAGCAGGGAAGTGTCATCCAGCTGCCAATTAATGCCGGTCAAACGCACACGGTTCAAATTCGTGCACTTCGCCAGCATATCGGTCAAGTCGATTGTCGGACACTTCTCAACCGTCAGGGTGGTGATGTTCTTATAATCTGTAATCTTTAGGTCAGTCAGATAATTCAGATTCTTAGCGCTCAGGCTTGCAATCGCAGGCAACTCTGCTTTCTTGATTTTGCCACCCTTAGCAAACGCAACACCAGTAATACCAGAACCGCCAGCATAGAACTCTTCCAGATTCGTACAACCGGTCAGACTGATTGACTTCTTCAAGTTCGGCACATTCTGCAGGTTCAAATGCTCAAGCAGTGTGTTGTTACCAACCGCAAAGTCAGTCATATTCGTATTCTTGTAGCCCTCGGCGGCAGAACCAATCTTCAGGTCGGTCAGCTTTACGCCATGACTGAAATCGACATAGCCGGGGTAGAAACCAGAAATGTCACCAATACTCTGGATAATAGAAGCATTATAAACATAAACCTCGGTATCATTCATAGCCGCAATCGGACACTGAATCTCATAAGTTTGACCGCGCTTACCACGCACCTTCACAGGGTTAGAACCATACCGCACAGAAACATAAGTATCAGCATACGGAACAATATGGAATGTACCATCTGGTTGCACACCAGTCCAGTCAGTCGGAGTATAGCCACGAATAGTCATATCATCAGAGGTACAAGCAGCACCAGTATACTTTGATGCCATGTATTTTTCCTGATAACGCTGGAACTGACGCCGCTGATGACGTTTATTGCCGTGCATCATAGGCAGATAGCTAGTTGTACCATTATCCTCGTAAGTACGGAAATATTTGCGCCGCATATCCATGATCCACAACTTCTCGGGCTTTACGTCCTGATAGTCTTCGAACTTTTTCAAAATACGAGTAGCACTCCATGCCAGAGCACTTTCACGGTTCAGGAACATCTTTGCGAGGTCATCTGCAAATAGGTCACGAATCTTACACCACAGCTTAGAATCGTGTGCGTTGAACACACTCTTTGTGCCGATGGTGTCCATATCCTCATAGCCGTAGCTCAGCGTCAGACCACCTTCGTTATCGTTGCCCATGGCAGTGTCGTTATCGTAGTCAAAGCAGAAATCCCAGTGCACAAGGTCTGTCGTGTGCGGGAAAACGTTCTTAGCACGGTTATCAACCATGGTATGGCGCTCGGTAAACAGATAATGGAACAGAGCGGAATCCTTGATAAAGTAGTTCTCAAAGTTCTTCTTGAACTCAGCATCGCTTGCATTCACGACCCAATTTTGCACCCGAATCCATGCATTCTTTGCGGCCTGAATCTCTTCTTCGGTACAAGCCTTGTTGATGTAACGGAATTCAAAGCTGTGGTCGCCATCCCAAGTTTCCTCAGAGAAGTCACCACTCAGGAAGCGGGTCTGCGCATCGGTATTGTTGTCGATTTCAACGATAACTTCCTTGTGGTTGTTCGGGTCCATGCCCATCGTCTCGCTATTCTTTTTGGAATTGCCAAAATCTCCGCAGGCATAGAAATGCCATTGACCGTCCTTAAAGACAGTTGCGTTCGTAGTGTCAGTTTCTTGAATGAAAATGACACAAGGGTAAAACGCCATAGTGTCGCGCACTTTTGGGTTGTCCTTGCGAGCCTGACGAATATAGGGGTTAAACTCGTTAAACTCGTCTGCCAGCAGAGCATTGTTTGCATTCTCAGAAGAGGCAACATTGACTTTGATGTTAAAATATTTCTCACCAACGCTGTTTTCTGTAAATGCATACTTGCTGCCAGTGCTTTCATCACCAAAGGTAAAACCACCAGAACAATCGATATCAATATTACGACCGGATTCACCATATGCGTTAGAACTAGTGCCCTGTCCCTTGTGGGAGCCAGTAGCAGTCCAGTTGTCTTCCACAGCACGGCCATTTTTATAAATGTGCTGAATAGTCGTGTTAGGCACTTCGTTCTTCTTACCAGTCGTAAAAGTCGGAGCGGAGATCTTGATAATGCGCAGGTCTGGGCACTTCTCAGCCAGCAGGTCAGGATTCAGCTCGCCGCTCACGTCCGTAATATCATTGCGGGTGTAGCGCTCAATCATTTCCTCTGCGTTCTTCGCGTCTGCAATAAAGTTGTCGAGGATCTCGTCGTCTGTCAGGTTCATCATGTAGGACTTCATACGGTAAACCAGTACGTCACAATCAGGAGAACCAATCGTAATGCCTACCGGAGAAGCCTGTGTAAAGTTGTCACTTGCGTCATACAGCTCAACACGACAGGGAATACCATCCAACCATAGAACCATTTCCTTGTACTGACTGTCTGGCAGAATATTAAATTCAAATTCCATAAAGTCGTCTTCACAAGTTGGTAGGGAAATGCTGTTTTGCTCACTGGTCAGTGTGACCTTCTGTGCCTGAATATTCAAACCAATGCCACCATTCAAGCAAGTTAGTGCTGTAGCATCGTAGTTCTTGACATTTGTGGTCTTGAATACCAGCTTGAAATTTTTACCCAGCTTCTTTGCATCATCGCCAAACAACTTGTAACTGATATTTGCAGTCGTACCAGCCTTTACACAGAAGTAGGTGTCGCCATCTTCGTCCAGCTGATAACCGCCATTAGACCAGTCAAAGTTATCACTGACAGTAAGTCTATTATTGCCATCAGTCCACAGACGAGTCTCGTCCGCGTTGGTCTTGCCTGCAGGATTAAAGTCGAAGGCTAGATTTGTCTTAACGGGCTCAATCGTAATACCAAGTTCTTTAATCTCGACACTGATCTCCTTGCTTACGGAGTCGCATACGATTTTCAGCGTATGAGTGCCAATATCAGCAGATTTCCAAGTCCATGTCTGCATGGTACGTCCAACAGTCAGAGTAGCAGTCTTAGCGCCGTCAACCTCCAGTGTTACAGTGGTCGTAGAGCTGGAAGGGTCATAAACGGTATAGTTGATTGCGACATTGCTATACTGTTTTGCACTTGCTGTCTTTGTTGCACAACTGATAATAGGAGTTGTATCGCCCTCAGTTGTCCACATAATATCCTTGACGATCTTATTACTGGTGACCTGTTTGCCATTGATTTCAGCAGTCATGGAAACTTCCACAAGATGTGCGCCATGAATCTGAGCCGGGATGGCATAAGTCAGCTGTCTGCCAGTAACAGCGGTCGTGGTAGAGCCAAGCGTCTTTCCATCAATCGTAAAGTTGATAGTCTTTGAAATATTGCCATACGGAGTGTAGCGGAAAGTCACTTCACCACTATAAACCAGCGTATCGTCAAAGGTGCTCTCAAGATAGAACTCAACCACATTGATAGTCCAAGTCTTTGTGCCAACACTGCCAACACTATCGGTCACTTGCAGCTTAACAGTATTGTCTCCGCTATGCAGATACTGGGTCACATCAAAACTGTTCTTGCCCTGAATAATAGTCTGTGTGCCAACTTTTGTATTGCCGACATACCAAACACCAGTAGCAGAGCCAGTATCATCGCCAGAGTTATCTACAGAAGTAAAGTTGTAATTGATAACAGCGGGGTCGCCAGCAATAACAGTCAGCGCAGAACCATCCAGACGCTCGATTGTGATAACGCTTGAGTTTCCACCACCTCCACCGCCGCCTTGAATAACAACGGTAGTTTTAACAGTGCCATTTTCTAATAGGTTTAGCTTAGAATCCTCATAAGTAATATCGTACTCGCGCCCAGCATTCGGGTCGGGCTTCACATTCTTTAGCTGCTCCTGAATGTCGGAAATGTCGCTGTTGATAGTATCAATGCTGTTCTGCAAACCAGAGGCGGTGTTCTTCACAACAGTTAAATCGTTTGATACTGTCTCAACACTAGCCTTTTCAGCCTTTGACTCGAGAAGTTTGTTGGTTGCTTGTTTGTTATAATAATCACTTTGCAGCGTCTCAGGTAAATTTCCAACACTGTCTTGCAGATTTTTTACGGCTGCATCATTACTGGTTTTATACTCAGTCAACTCAGTCTTGACAACGGAGACATTTTCATCGATTTTTGCATCGACAGTCTTATTGAAAGCAGTTACCCATTCAGCACTCGGATCTGTGTTCAGAGTAATGGTTTTAATAAGTTTGTCACCATTCAAGAATTTAATTGTCTGTGTTTCTGTATCATATTGCACATCAAATTTTGCCAGACCGTCAACCTTAGCAATGTCACCCTGAAGTAGAGTAATAAAACCATTTACTTCTTCCTTAGTGTAGTAATTTGCCAGTGTATCAGCCAAGCCATCCACGACTGCCTGCGCGTCTTTTGCACTCTGAGCGGCTAGTGTTGCGGCAGTCTGTGCCTCGCCAACTTTCTGACTCATTGTAGACAAGAATTGTGTGTACCAGTCGTCACCAGTCGGGTCGTTCATTGCTGTACCGGTCAGGGATTTCAAAACATTCAGCTTCTCGTTCGGTTTTGTACGCCACAGATAATTCTTTGATTCACCGCTGCTAGGTACAGTGATTGCACCAGTTGCCATAATTTCAAATTTCAGCACGCCATCCTTCACAGTGGCATAGTCGCTGACCATCCAGTAGAATCGAATTTTATCATCGCTGTAACTCACATTGATGGGCGCTGCATAGTTCTCGGCGTTATTGGCGTTCACATAATGAATCTGAATCGTCATGCCCATCAGGTCAACACCATCGTAATAACGCGGCATCTCAAATGGAATGACCTGACTGTTATTTTCCTGTGTGATATTTACCTGAGTCGGACTCAGCGTGATTTCTTTGTTGGTATCGACCGTAGAAAAATCATTGTCCGAGAAGGTGTCATACCATGTATAATTGCCGCTTCTTGTGAAGTTTTGGTCGCCGGTATCAAAGGTTGTAATATCTTCATCATAATCGACTACCGGACGCGCATCTTCCATGGTTGCCTCCATTGTCATGACAGGGCTTTCGTCTGTCATCCGTTTGGATTCTTTAAATGATAATGCCATCTACTCACTCCTCTCATTTTATTAAGTTGCCGTATTATCTGTATATTTTTCTTTAAGGACGTTCTCGTAGGTAATATAGGGATAATACGGGTAATAACGGCTCAACGTAACATTCATTGTGCCTTCTCCAATGTTCTTATCTATTTTTTTTATGATCCATTCCACCGCAATATTGGACTTTTCAGCGTCGGATTTCAGGTATTCCGGTGCGTATTTTACTTTTTCATTTACATCAAGCCATGGGATCATGTGCATGTTTAATGTAATAGAGTCCGTCAGTCGGCAATTCTTCCATAGCGTGTACTTGCATACTGTCATGGCAGATTCGTCCGATGTGTATCCTTCATACTCACTGCCGGAACATACAAGGTTTCTGCGTCCAATCTTATCTATCGTCAAACGACTGTTATATAAGTCGTCAGTGCGGTTCGGGTCGTTCACAACAACGTATTCAAGGTTGTCACACGCTTCGGCAATCTTATCCGCCGCAATCTGTTCAGCACTAGGCATCGCATCTACGAATTTTGTCATAGCATGAGATTGAGACTGCCCAATAAAATAGACCCGACTCTCAACAAGAAGAGCAGGGTCTGATAGTTCAGTCTCTTTATTAGTGGCTGGATCGTACTTTATGTATTTTGTTTCGTAATGCTTTGTTTCTTCATTGTAGACTTGTTTCGGATAATAACGCACCTGTGGGTCGCGAGGTTCTTTTTCATATTGTCCAGTTGTAGGATTAAAGTTATAAGTGAATGCACCATCCGACGCCTGATTCAACCAATGTTCTCCATACTGAATGACATAATACCGCCCCTTTTTAAGAACGGAAGTATCTTCTGGTTCGTCCTCGCCATCTTCGTTTGTAACAGCTTGGAATAGCATCATGGGACCATAAACTGCGCGACTCACATCTTTATATTCACCCTTGCCATCAGGATTTGTTCTGATTGTCGTAATAAGATTTTCAATGCAAACACGTGCATCTATTGCGACATCTTCTGGGCACACAAAGGAAAACTTCGTGCCGTCACTAATTGATGCCTGTTTTAGCTTCAACCACAAAATGGACGCGCCTGTATTGTCGGGGTTCATGTTATAACTTACGTTCAATTCGTTGTTTTTAATGAGCGCAACAACATCATCCCATTCTTTTGTGCCTTTTTTACAATACACGATTTCACCTGTGCCATCATGGTCGGTTTCTTCAAGCTTGTCCTTACAGAAGTAATCACTGGAGTTCGATGCACCCCACACCTCAACACAATTATGAATCTGGCTGTAATCAACACTGGCATCTTCACTAATAACCATGCTTTTAAAGATATCTTCGTCCAAAACAACAGGGTCATCATAACCGGACGGAATCTCCTTACACACAAAAGTATCGTCGTCAAAATACATCTCGAAAGGGAAGTATAAGTCTCTCAGCTCTGTTAGGATGTTCCAAATTGTCGTACCAGTATTATATTCTAGGTCGTGTGGAATGCGCCGTACCCAGTAATCCACCATACTCTTTGTCAGCCCAGAAAGCTCGAATGTCTCTTTAATAGAATCACGAACATAGTGGGGCTTCTTCTTATCGTCCTCGTAATATTTGATTCCATCTTTAATCGTAAGCTTGCGTTCATACATTGGAATGCGTGTTGCGTATCCAGTCAGAGTGCCGCCAAGTGTACCGTCTAGTAAAGAGGTCAAATCAAGGCAAGAAAGACTCAATTTATTCGTTGTCGCATTATAGCTATATCCGTTCTGCTGTATTGCATAGACACCTGCGCCATACCAGTGCACGCCATCCGTATCTACAAAGTTTGTTCCATAGCGAGCCTTTGACTGCCCAGAAAGCAAATAATAATAAAAATCGTATATCTGATCCATTCCATCTTTCAGTTCCCATAAGTTGCCTTGGATGTCATGCATGGAATAACCAAGATATCTACTTGTACCATGAAAATACTTTTCTAGCTCTTCTTCGGTACAACCTGAAATAGCAGCAACATCAGCTGCTGTCAACGTTCTGCCGTTATGGACGCCACCTTCAACAGCAGCAATCATGTTTTTTACACGAATCTTATTTCCATATACAGTACAATCAATGCCGATGGTATCCAATTCCAATATCTTACTCTGTAGTGTTGTGGCATCTTTTTGAATAGAACTACATGCTGCACTAAAAATCGATTTAAGATATGAAGTAATATCTTTTTCCAATAACGGAATAATCGTACCGTCTGCATTGACAAGCATTGGCGTGTACGCAATTTGATACTCCTTTTTATTAAACTCATACCCACTAATAGAACCAAGAACTGTGGAATACGTGCCGCTTTCGCCTTTTTCATTTAGAAATTCGGCATATTTTGCTTTATTTTGCTCTGTCCACATGATGCGTTGACGGTTTATGTTATTAATATTTCCATATTGTGCGTAACCACCAATTTGATATCTCCATATTGCTTGTCGTAACTCTATGGCTTTACTTATGTATAATATATCGTTTTTTATAACACTCTCTATTTTATCTTCTGAAGGAGTAATATCGTTTAAATCAATCAACGATTCGCTTGTTGGCGCTTTCATGCCAATACGCAGACGCAGCATTTTACTTGTCCATTCTTCGGTAGAGAATTGAGAAATAGAAAAACCTTTTTTAGGGAAAATATCAAGATTAAATGTACGCCGCGTATCTGAATCTGCATCAATAGAGTTTGAGCCGCTTAATGCAAGTCCTTCTATCATGTCGATAATCTGGTAGTTTTTATTCAACAACTCAATACGACAGTACAATCTTTTTGACCGGCTTTTCAGTAAGGCCAGATCTTCTTCTGTTGGTAAGTAAGTCATGGCCCACCTCCTTAAATTAAACCAGCGTTCTTCATATCGCTGCTGCTATTTAAATCGCCAGTCTCTATAAAATCAAACGAAATTTCCACCTTGTCTGGGTGCTCATCGTCAGAATAAGAAACATTTCCGTTTACGTTTATCAGCCATGCGCGACCGTCGTACATCTTTAAAACCTTTGGCTTTTTATTCGTCAGCCAGTCAATAAATGTTTCACGATAGTCCACAGAACCATCAAAATCAAACATATCCGTTGACTGATCCCATTTGATAATAACGCCAGAGAAGTTTCCGTTGTAATAGTTCGCTTCACTGCCGTAGAACACAATGGGATATTTACTGCTAAGTGTTGTTTCAACGGCGGCTTCCTGATTGCGTGTCACACCAGTTACCTTCGGCTCGAGACCGACATAATACGAAGTATCCTTATCCATCAGCCATGCACCTTCAAATTCGCTGACAACATTGACAGATGCAGACAATTGCTCAATATCATCTACAACAGGGACAGCTGCATATTGATACATAGTCTTTCTACCACGAGCATATTTGTCATGGCAAACAAACGAGATAGAGCCGATTATATTTTTGATACTTCTCTCATAAATTGTTGTCCACTCATATTTACCAACTTCTCTTCGCTTTACCCGAATCAAATCAAAGTTGTCTCTCATTTCCGTTGTTATAGTAATCGAAAGTTTAATTTTTCCTTCTCTTTTTTCGTTTTTCGCTACGATTTCAAGATTCTGTAGTTGCCCATTATATGCAATCCTAAACGCGCAAAAACCAGTGTCCAACAAATAACCATTTACGGTCTCTCCTGTTGCCCGCACGTAATAAACCTTATTATTATCAAGACTTTCTACGTTAAAGCTGTGTGCAATAGTGCCATAGTGTGTCTCTTCATAAAGCAAGTTTTTATCTCCATCATAAAGCTGATACTTATACAGGCTCAGTGTCTCTCCCTGGTCTTCGATGTTTTTATACTGTACATCAAAAGAAAAAGCAGGGAACGGAATTGTTGTTACAGTGGTTGAATCAACGTCTGTGAACTTCAATACCGGCTTTTCGTGACAATAAAAAAGAACGGCATCGCTCAGATCACTTTGCTTGCCGCTCTGGTTCTTTACTGCAATTTTAAGATAGTAGGGAAGTAATCTATTATGTACAAGACCCGCTGGTAACGTGAATGTCCGTATCGAAGATGCCCCGCTTGTCTGTACTTTCTGGTCAATAATAATATTACCGGAGGCATTGTCGCACACTACATACTCTACTTCATTCACCGTGTCATCATAACAGGTGTAACGCACAATATTTTTCTGCGCTGCATCTATTACTGAAAATTTTGAAATTATCGGTTTTGCCAATTTAACGCCTCCTTTACTTTAGAGTTATTTATTCTGTTCAATAAGACTATTTACAAGCTCCACTAAAGTTGCAATAGAATTTTCAAGACTTGATACCCGTTGTTCAAGACCAGTCTGTTCGTCTTCTACTGCTAAAGCATTGTTATTATTTGTCAATGCGATTTCTGATTCGTTCGCGGGTGGTTCGGGAATAGTATCATTATTTTCTTTTTTTACTGGAGAATAGATTAGATTTTTCCCATCCCACACATAGTTGTGGCCATCACCTAATTCAAAAATAGCGTCATCATCAATTATCAATTCATTAGTATAAAGTTGCAATGGCATAACTTTCTTGTTTATGAAACTACCATTATACAGTCTTCCTTTATCATCAACCTTTGCATAATAAACATATTCACTCATTTTTTAAACCTCACATAAAACCGTATAGTTCCAACGGGCGGCAAACCTTATCGTTTTTATTAACACCATCAGAAATAGGAACTTCCAAATGTATCACGCCAGTTATAACGTTATTTTTATAGTCGGACGTTCTCTCGTTTCCATTTCCAAAAGTGATACCATTATATGATACTGTTACCTCTCGCCAGTGTACCGTATTCCACGGATAAGCATAAGAGTACGTTTGCCCATTAACAGGAAGAACGACTGTAAGTCTACCAGCACTGCCACCACCTGAAAACCAAGTTCCTTCTTTCAATGTATCATACACCAAAATAATCGCAGAATAAGAAGATAAATCTATTGATATTGTTTGTGCTTGAAATGAGTTGGAGTAATTTTCATAATTTGGGTCACTTGATTCAATCTCATTCTTATACGTGTTTTTCCATAAGACGTCTTTGTTTCTTATTCCTTTAAAATATATAGACGATTCAGTTATTACACAGCCACCATTTTCGTTAATAATAGATATTCCTTCGTCCGAAATTTTAACACATTTATTTGGACTGCCTATCGTTAAATTTCCACTCAAATTTAACTTCTCAGCATCGATCGTTCCAGTGGTGATTTTACTACCGTCAATTTGTGTGATGCTGTTATTTATAGTATCAGAATCAATGACCGTCTTTCCATTCTGGATCGTAACAGCTCCTGTTAACTCAATATTTTTTGCACTGATTTTTACAGATTCTGGCTGGGCACTTATCATAGAAACAAGTTTTTCGCCAGTATAATCGTCTTTTTCTACGCGCAGTGTGATATCTTTTTCAGTCTGTGTGATCCTTGATTCAGCAGTAGAAACACGCTTTTTTAAACTAGACATATCTTCGGTATACGTTGTTGCAGTTACACGAGCCTCTATTTGTTCTTTTGTTACCTTCAAGTCAGAATCATACTCTGTCTTAAAAGTAGCAAGGTCGGCATTTGCTTTATTGGCGCTGTCCAACGCTTCATCCGCTTTAGTGTCGTCTGTGTATTTTGATGCTACCACCCAATCTAAACGATTATAACTGGCGGATATAGGACGAGAAACTTGACAAACAAGCATATAGCCATTGAAACTATAATCTGCCCATACGTCACCTTTACTATAAGGTGGAGATGGAGTATTAAAGAAAACACGTCGAGAGCCATCAGCGGTATCGGACTCTTTACTTACTATTTTCAAAATTTTTAATAAGTTTTCGTCATCGGCAGTAAGCCATTCATATTCATCTGTCCAAGTATATGCTTTTTCTTCGTTACAATCATAATAAATATCACCAACATGTAATCGTTTTGCATCATCAGTTGACCAGTCTTTTGTTGGAGTTGTAGAGTTAGATGGCGCTCCATTGTATAGCCATAATACTATTTGCGAATCAATTTGATCCTTAATGTTAAAGAACTTGCCTACATCTGTATATCGAATTACTGTATCAGCGAAATCTTTATCAATAAAAGAGGACAGCTGGTCTCCGACTACTTTAACCTTGCTGTCCACTGTTTTCATTGTACCAACATTATCGGGGGAACATACCAGCCGCTTCATATCGCCCTGCAACGCAGTCACAATCACACTCTGTCCAACGGTAAAAATCTGGTCAGATGTAATATTGTACTGGCTTCCAAATACCGCGATTGTGTATGTATTCCCATTCACCGCAGTTACCACGCCAGTCTGCGATTTATCAAAATTTGCAGTGTCGAGCTTTTTGTCAATCGTGTCAACAATGACCTTACTCAACACATCAATTGCGTCTTGACTTTTTTGTGACATCTCGTCCCTCCCTTTATAATATGTATACTCGGTCTCAACCTACCCAACCCACCCTGAGCCAAGTATACTTCGTATTTATTTTTTGCTTAATGCTTTGCTTATCGTTTGTTAAGTTGCTGAACAATTCTATTTGGCAGACGATTCACAAGCTCGGAAGCAAGTGCATCGCTATCGCCAACAGGGTTGTTCACATTCACATCGCCAATAGACAGGGAAATACCGCCAGAACTACGACTTTGTACCATAGAGGCGGAGCCATTCTTTGCCAGCTGGTCACTGAACCACTTATCGGGATTGCCGCCCATCTCAAACAGACGAGAGGTAATATCAGCAGGGACAACACCATCGCCAGTCTCAAGATAAGTATAGCGACCAGAAGCAGGCTGGCGTACCAGCATCTCGGGACCAACCTCATCGACATTATAAGTGCCGCTGTGTTTGATCTTCTTATCGCCGGACGCTTTTTTGCCCCAGTTCCAGAACCAGAACTTAGAACCCCAGAATTTATCCCATTTGGATTGTTTCTTTTCTTCGACTGGCTCAGTCTTGTTTTCTTCACTTATAGTGCCCTGTGTAGCATTTATCGTAAGATTTGTGACGCCGGTGGCTTTCTTTGTGTTTTCGGCAGTTTCAGAACTACTATTTGCAGTGTCTTTTGTATTCTCGGCAGTTTCTTTGCTCTTGCCAAAAATATCCTTGCACAGATTTACAACTGCACCAATCGGGCTGGTATCCCAGATGAATGTAGCAACGGACTTTATTGCCTTCTTGCCAAAACCATCTTCTTTGTTGGACCAGATTTCTTTTTGGTGTTTATAATTCTTCGCAGTACCATAAATAGCAAGTCCGGCAGTGGTAGCTACGGCACCAACAACAGGAATTGCAGAAGCACCAGCGGCACCTATGGCACCAACGGCACTCTTGATAAGTCCGCCAGCGCCAGCAACTAGTTTTCCCGCACCTTTAATAAGAGCTGAACCAACTTTGCTCTTACTGACAGCGCCACCAATTGCCTTGAATCCGTCTATAACAGTGGAGACAATACCGCCACCGGAACCGCTAAATGTTTCATGGGCACCGGCTTTAATTGCTTTCCAGACACCACTAACTTTTTCAATAAGACCGTTTCCAGAGGTTTGCACCTTGCTACTTAATTTCTCGAAGAATGTTTCAACGGTTTTCTCAGATTCGGTGGCAGCCTCTTCGCCACCCTTATTGAAGAATCCTTTTATCGTATTCCACAGACCTTTTGTGCCGAGGTCTTTGTACTCACCAGTCTTAAGCATGGAATACAGGTTATTTACCTTCGTGAGCGTATTGATGAGCGACTCAAGGTTTGCAATCAAATTCTGGATGCTTGTAATCGCACTGCCGGTGTTCAGACTTGCAATGATCTTGTTATGATACCCATCCAGAGTGCCCTCCATCTGTGTGAGGGTCATCTTCTGGATCTGTGCGGTATACTCAAGCTCTTTCTGGTAATCCTTCCAGCTCTTGCCGATATCATCCATGACCTCAGACAACTTGTCCTTGAACTCATTGTACTTCTTGATCTGGTCGTCAATAGCTTTCTCAGCATCCTTCTTATTCCACTCACGCTTCTTATCAGCAAGATCTTCGCGTGCAGTGCGCACATCTTCAGCATTTGCCTGCCACTCGTAACCGTTCTCAGTATACACACGGGTCGTGCGCTGTTGTTCGGCTCGGGCTAGAGCATCTTGCGCCCTTGAAAGTTCAATAGCACGCTCAGTAGCATCATTGTTTTCTTCTAGAGCTTCCTTCTGCTTGTTCAGAGCCTTAATCCGCTTGTCGATGACTTTATTCATCGTGTCGCCCCAAATCTTGAGGTCGTTGTTGGATTTGTCATTTAAAGTGGAGAGAAGGGAGAGGAAAGAGGACAGAACAGCTTTTGCATCGGATAGAGCGGACTTGAAACTTTCGACCGCATTTTTCGCTTCCTCCCAGTGGGCAATCAGTTTCGCCATCACTTGGGCATCGGTTTCTTGGACATCTTGATATTTCTGATTATAAACAGCAGTCAGTTCATCTAAAGCTGCTTTCTTGGCAGCTTCTTTATCTTCATCCGAAGCATCAGATTTATCAATTTGTGCTAAAGCTGCATTACATTTTGCCTCAGCTGCTTTATATTCTGAAGTCGCTTTGACCAATGCGTCGTACTCTTCTTCGGTAGGAGCTCGTACAGCATCGTACATCTTCTTGAGATAATCACCGTATACGGTTCCATCAAATTCCTTCATTAGTGGTTCAAGCTGCTTCACATACATATCACGCAAACCAGTTGCGTTGATTTTATATGTTCCATCATCTTGTATGAACTGATCGAGGAAAGACTGGTCAATTTGACCGAGCTCTTGAAGAGTATCTTGACTTTTAAGACTGCCGGTTTCCTGAATCTCTTCCAAAGCGCTACGGAAAGCACTAAATGTACTCTGGAATTTATCAATTTTAGTGTTTGCATCTTCGATGTCCGTGCCAAAACCGTTCCAGAAATCAGTCATGGAGATATCGCCTTTATTCAGTTGTTCAAGGCGATTTGACCACAGCTTAGCCAAACCGGTTTGCCCACTATCATTGGCAGCATTGATAATTTTTCCAACAAGAACTTCAGCGGCCTTCTTGATCTTGTCATCATCGACATTGAGATTTCCGTTCTCATCAAGGAAAATGCCATCGAGTTCTGGGTGCTTGGTAACTAGTTCAGTAACTTTTTTTAGTGTATTGTAATCCGCAATCTGTTCTCCATTTGCATTATCAATCTTAGACAGATCATGAAGGATTTCCATACCAGACTGGAATTCGTCTGTTTTACCAGTTGCTTCATCCAGTGCGGTATTTACACCTTCAATTGCATCCTTCAGTTGATTGAGCGAAATAGTTCCATTCTTAGCGTGAGTATCAAGATATTCAAGGACTTGATTGTACTGCCCGATCTTACCCGTGCCATCATTTGTAGCGGCAGCCTGTTTTAGTTCTGCCTGAATCAGATCTCGACATGCAGTGGCATCTACAACCAATTCGTTTCCTTGCTTTTTTAAACAAGAAGTGTATTTGGAGTCAAGCCCCATGAGGGATTTCATCGTGTTAAGACTTATGCTACCCCACTTGTTGTACTCCTCCATAGCAGAAGACAGAGTGGACCATGCGTCAAGAAGTGTTTTAGAAGAATCCGCTGCCTTGTTCGAAGAATCAGCGGCCTTTTTCGAAGAATTGCTAAACCCATCGAGCTGATTGCGTAAACCGACAGCACCATTCATTGCGGCAGACATATTCTTTCCAATAAGCGTTAATCTGGTGTTCAATGCGTTCATAACACCGTCAATTTTAGCTTGAACAGCGTCAGCGTCTTCTCCATTAGCTGCTCCCTGTGCAGCGGCTAATGCGGCAGCAAGTTCGCCTGTTCCGACAGTAGCATCTTTCAAAGCGGGGCATAAAGCAGTAAGCTTATTCTTTTCATCTTCAGTTGCTTCAGTAAATGTCTCGGCTTTTTCTGCAGCGTCTCCCTTTGCAATCGCATTTAGTTCTGATATCGCTTGAGAAATAGCTTCCATTTGAGCTTCTGCGTATTGAGTCGCCAACAAATCTGCATACGCACTTTGATTGACTTGGAGCTTTCCATTAACAAGTTCAAGAGTATTAAGATACTGGTCATCCATTTGTAAAAGAGCCTGCAACGAATCAACGCTCATGTACCCATACTGGTTGTATTCTTCAACAGCGCTAGAACATGCTTTGTATGCTGATTGAATATTGTCGATGACGCCCATTGTTTTTTCGAGTTTATCGGCGTAATCGTCAGCAGTTGCAGAGTTACTAATTTGCACAAGACCGAAACTTTCAAACACACCAATTAGAGACTCAAATGATATTTTATTCTCGTCTGCAGTTTTATGGAGTTTTTCAAGCGCAGCTGTTTCGGTCTCGGTTTGATGAGAAGAGTCCTTATCAATGTTGATTATTGCGTCGCCACTCATTCCATCAAATGCATCAAGCCCATTGAATGTTTTCCAATCGCTTTGCTGAGAATCACCATTGTCGATATCATTCTTGATTTGTTTTATTTTTTCTGAGAATATATCAAGATTGGTAGTATCAATGCCTGTATTATTTTGTGCATTCGCCAGAGCTTTAGTGGCTTCTGTCATTGCGTTCGTGCCAGCAACATATTCATCCTTGTACTGGGCGAAACTATCGGCATCTGTCTTGTAATTGCCCATCTGCTCGGAAACAGCAGTAGACAATTCTTCAACCTTGGTTTTCTGGGATTCAAAAGTTTCATTCAGAGCATCGAGTTCTTTCTTTTTATTTGCATACTCTTTAGAATCTTTTCCGCTAGAAGCTTCAATTTGGTCAAGTTCAACCTGAAGATCACGACGTTTTTGAGTAGTATCTTCGAGTGCTGCTGCATACTCCTGGAGAGATTCAGTCTTGGTGATATCTTCACCTATGTTATCAAATGTGGTTACAGCTTTGGCAGGATCGTCTGTTGATTCACCATTAGCATCAAGATATACCGTCTTCTTTTTGACAATACTTTTTTCGATTTTGTCATTTACAACAGCACTTGTGTCGGCATTTACTTTATCGTTTGCGTCCTTCTCTAACTGTTTCTTGAGTTCAAGTTGAGCTTGCAACATATCGTTGATGGCTTGCAACCGCTCACGTTCGGCAGGATCTACGATGTCTTCAATCTTATCAACGCCCGCATCCTTCAGAGATTTATTCAGCTCGTCAATCTTGGACTGGATTTCTTCGACGTCTTTAGTGGCTTGTTGTGCGGCATCATGAGAGTCATTCATTGCAGCAACAAGTTCTTCAGAATGGGTTTTGAGGTTCTTTAGATAATCGATTGCTTTAGATGCTGCCCATGTTAATAATCCAATACCAAAAGAAATTGCTGCTTGTTTGGCAATAGAAAGAGTAATTGCGAGAGCATCAAGTGCGAATTTTTGTGCCCAAGTGGTTGCTGTTTGAGCTTGCTGACTAAACACTGTTGTGAGTATTGTTTGGGCCAATTTCTTTTCTGTTAACTCCGTGCCTTGTACGGCTATTTCGCAATCTTTATATGCTAGCCGTTTGGCGAGAACAGTTTCGATGTCTTCTCCGTTGGCATTTGCTACTTTGGCAGATACCATAAGATAGTTGCCTTCTGTATCCATTAAGCCAGTTTCTGTAAGAATTTGCTCTCTTAAAGCATCATTGAATCCATGCGTTTTAAGTTCTGCATCGACGAGAGCACCGCTAACTTCTTTTTCGGCAGCAGCGAGTTGTAAATGATTTTCAATAGCTTCTTTGATTTTTGTATTATCTCCAAAGTCGGTCATTTTAAAGACAGCTTCTTGTTGGTTTTTATTCAATTTAGCAAGACGAGCAGAATAGTCCTGAGTTTTATTCCAGCCCGGAAGGGTATCAGTCATGTTAACTTTCTCTTTTTTGCCAACACTAAAATCTCCTGCCAACATATAAGATTGCATGAATTTTGGAAGATCTTTCAACTTTTCAGAAGCAGAGATAGCTTTATCCAGTGTTCCGTCAAGAGTTTTATTGATATCAACCATTGACTTGTTGATTGTCAAATCGTATACTTGTATCAGTGGTCGAATGATACAAAATGTCGAGGTTGAATATTATGAAGTTTGGAGAAATGAAAATCGATGTCAACCATTCTTGGGGACACAAAAAGAATTATTTTGAAAAGAAGGCAGAGGCAAAAGAAGGCCGTCGAATTTTAAAAAATCATCAAGAGTATCAGAGGGTTAGAAATGATACATCTATAAAAACAGAAGATGAATTTTATAGATTGGTTTTATACTCATATATGGTTGATTGTATTTTGATTGAAAATCCGGATTTAAAGGACAAGTATCAAGAGATTTATGATAGATGCAAAAGAAACAACGGATTTCAGCCAGCTTATTATTGGACTGTTGATGAATTTCTTGTTATGTATGACAACCCAGAACTGTACGAAAAAAATCTTCATAAAGAAAATAAAGAAAACATCAATAAAATAGTCTCTGAAAGATTAGAACAAATTCAACTTCAGCAAGACCTCGCCAGCGGCAAGCGTGTAGTCTGTCCTTACTGCAAGTCTACAAACACCGAAAAGATCAGTACGCTAAATAGAGCAGCGTCAATATCTATCGTTGGAGTCGCTTCGTCTAAGTTGGGCAAACAGTGGCATTGTAAAAACTGCGGCAGCAATTTCTAAAGGAGAATTAAAATGAAAGTTAATCAGGATATTATGAACCTCATTTGCAAACTTGAATACAGAATTGGTGACACATGTGCAAATAGCGATTCGTACAACGGATGGACTGATGAATGGGGCGCTGATTTTCGGTATCCTGTAACTGTTGACGGCCATGGGAAATTTAGAGGTCGAATTGACGATCTTGGACTTGAACCGGAAGCGCTTGGCGATATCTATTATAAATTTGGCGCAAACGAGATGCATATTGGGTATGGTATCAAGCATGTCCTCGAAGAGCTTGAAGATTTATATGGGCTTGACTTTGTAAAGCTTGAAGCAGAGCGGAAAGCAAAAGCGCAGAAGTGATTGTACCGCCAGCAAACCCAGCAAACAATTCTATCGCGATAACTGTGTATATGAGTGGTGATAAAAGAAAAGCCCTGCCACACAAAGTAGCAGGGTAGGTAATAAAGTTATTTCTTTTTGTGCTTTTCTCCGAGAAAACGCTTAATGTTGTATTTCTCATATGGAGAAGTATCGTTCGTGTACATTAACTCAAACCGATCAACCTTTGACATCGGGATGCAAAGTACAGTATCATCAATAAGATCGTTATCGTCGTCCGCATCTTCTATACTTGTAGTGCAATGCCCAATTACTGTAAGATAGTCATTATCTGCAGATGTTAAGAGACCAAACACTACCTTGCCATTGGAAAGATAAATATATGCGGCAGTTCCTCTTTTTCCGTCGTATAATCTGGTCCAAAGATTATCACCAGACTCAATGCCGAATACTTTTACGCAAATACTTCTTACAAAAAAGCTATTCTTTACTTTATAATAAACGAAAGCAAGAGCAATAGCAAAAACGAGACTTAATGCAAAAGAAGACACATGAACATTATAAACTAATAATGGCATAACTAAGTGATTGTAAACGAACCACTGAATTATGTAGCCGATAGCAATGCTCATAACAAAGTACACTTGGGCTTCATATTTCTTTAAGGAGAGTTTTGTGTAAAACCAAACACAAACAGCTCCCGGAATGAAAATTCCAAATAAAGAGTCAAAATTATTTATTAGTTCTATTATTTTCCCCATTTGTACCTCCTTTATCAATATTATTTGACTTTTGAGGATGCTTTCTAGTGCGAACTTCTTTTAACGCATCCGTTGGATTCGTCGAGTTGCCGGTATAAGTAAAGAATCCTTCACCGTAAGTCGAAATTTCATAATCCGGCACATGCTTCTTATTGTTTTCCATGATTCAACACTCCTTTTATAAGAGTGTATCACAGACTGTCGTAAAAAGCAACGTAAATTAAAACGCCCGGCCTCCCAGCGGTAGGGAAGTCGGGCTTGTTCATTATGATGATACCTTGCGATGCAGCCGTTATTTCAGCAGTTCAATAATTTCATCAACAGTAGTGCCACCTGCCAATGCCTTCTTCACAAGATCAATGGCTTCTTTTTCAGCAGCAGCTTCAGCGGCCTTCTGATCGGCAGCAGATTTCTTGGACTCCAATTTTGCAATATCTTTGTTCAGTTTTTTAAGTTCTGCTTTGCGTGTTTTCAGATCGCCTTTCAGCGTATCAATATTTGCAGTGATAGATGCAATCTCACTGTTGGTTGCTTCAATAGCAGCGTTTTTCTCTGCAATCAAGGACGCATAGTCAACAGTTGCGACTGCGTTTGATTTGTTCTTGCTTCCTTTAGGACGTGCCATATTAAAATACCTCCACTACATGCGTGTTGTTTTCGATATTTTTATTATAGCCGCTGCTACGCATACTGTCAATATAAATTATGTCGAACGATACCTTTCAGAGAGTAACTCAACTAGGGAGTCTATGGATTCATTGGATATATTTTCTTCTGAGAATACCTCAGTATATAAGGAAGGTGTGCGAAAACTAAAAATTGTATGCGAGTTTGCATTCGATATAATCAGATCTCCTTGCCCAATAATGTCCATTCCGATAACAACATCCACATCAAACACGCTATCTGGATAACTTGCAGCACGAACAGAAAACATAATTAAATCATTCAAAAACAAAGAAATATCATAAAGGTTAGATTGAATATTTCCACCAGAGGTTCCAGTAGTATTAACACCTTCACTATGCAATCCCATTCTTTGAGCGAGAGAATCACTTATAAATGTTTTGTTTGACCCAGTGTCCCATAACGCATTAACTTTTAAAACATCTCTCTTTTTCTTGACAACTACCGGAGTTATAATCCGTTCTTGTATGGTTTCATATGTCATGGTTACGGTTTGAACTGGAAACATTTCAAATCTCCTTCGTATATTTTTTTATGGCATCATCAATAATAAATGTGTGAATCACACCCGTTGAAGTTAAAGTTCTAATGGCCGTACTGTTTACTGATGGCACTTTGCTGTTTTCGCTGTGACTTGCTATAATATTGCGCATAAATGCTTTCATTTCTTCGCCGTCTCTAAAGTTAAGCGATTCATAACATTTCATCAAAGCATTAAAGATTTCCTCTGATATAAATCCATTTTCACAATACTTAGCGCAGGCTTTTTCACATAGTTGCTGAACAGTTTCGTTCATATCTAACCTCCTGATACTATCACATAATAATTCTTATGTCAACGCTGTAGTTTGTTCTCCACTTTTGACGGCAGGGGAAAGACTGCCTGTAATTTTTCCTGCGTGCGCTTAATTGCGTAGCAGTGATTTGGAGCACCCCATAGTGAATCTGTGGCGTTGTTGCGCACGTAGTTCCACTCCGACATTATGCTCTCTGAAGCGTCTCTGGCAGTGCCTATTATAATAATGTAGGCACATGCAGAGCTTGCCTGCGGATTCCTTTCGGTTCCCGGACGAGAATTACCCAAACTCGTCGTGGCTAAGCCACCATATTCGTCGGTTTTACTAAATACTCCCTCATGCTTCGCAATGATATAATAAAATACCTGCGGAGCACTTGTTCCGTGTCGCCACCCGGAGTATTGCTGGGCACAATCATGAAACCCGTCATTTTGGGTTTACCCAGCTGAGTTGCAAATGCTGCGATGCCCAGTCCAGCAGGAAGGGCACCAGTGAGATTAATGATTTTATCGAGAAGTTTAACAATCGATGTGAGGAAAGATACACCAGTCTTCACGAGGCCGGAAGAGAGAACGTCTTGAGAAAGGACTTGGAAACTTGCGTCGAGTTGTCCAAGGCGGCCTTGGATACTGTCGAGCCACTTTTCGTTCTCTTCCCATGCCACGTTGTCGCTGTTAGCAGCGGATTCCATAGCAGATTCAGCAACATCAAAATTGTTTAGAATAGCACTAACGGCGTTAGCGTTTCTCTTTCCGCCAATCATTTCAGTGACGTTTGCTTGCGTTACATCGGACAGACCACTCCATACTTGAGACAGCTCTTTCATGATTTGATATGTACTCTTGAAATTTTTATTGTCGATCATGATATCGACGCCAGTAAGAGATTTTAACTCGCTGCGCAGTTCAGATACAGAATTTGCACATCCGTCTGCACTTTCGCCAGTGTCCTCCAGTTCGCTCTTGGCTGCACGAAGATACATGGATACACTTTTTATTGTAGTTCCAACAGTTTCGGCATTTTGGATTACTGAATAGGCAGCCGTGCCTAATGCAATTGTCTCAGCTAAATCATTATTTGCAGCCTTCATACTTGCAGCCGATCTGGTAAGAATTTCGCCAATAGCCTGCGCTGTAATCGGTTGTGTGTTCGCCACTTTGTCAATCTGGTCGACTACGCTTTCTGCATCTTTAGCCAACAAACCAAAACCTTGCAATGTCGAGATTAAGTAAGAAGAAGACGTATTAACGTCATCGATACCATCGCCAACGTTTTTGAGTAGGGTAGAGTAGGTTGCTAAATTCTCGGCGTCTTCATCAGAATAACCAAGCCGCTTCCAATCTGCAGTTGAATTAACATAGTCACTTATAGATACGCCTAGCTTTTGAGCCTGTTCTGCGGCACGTCCCATATACTCTTCAAGGGATTTTCCTGCATACTCACTGACTTTTCTTAACTCAGTTACTGCCGTATCAATCTCGACCACGTTCTGATACACGATACGCAGCGCATCTTGCATTTTGTGTAGTGCTGCCATGGTAATCATAGTGCTCAAATGCTGGCCAAACAGTTTTTCGAACACATCAAGCAGATTTCTTGATTCAAGACCCAACTTTTTAGATTCGGCGCGAAGTTCTGCATATTTCTTTTTCAGTTCACCAATTTTCTCTGGTGCGTCACTTTGATTCAAAGCTTCAAGTAACTCATAGAGAGACTTTCCAACGTCTGTTCCTTCAAGCTTTTTATGCTCTGCAATATAATCATGAATAGTTGCCTTTAGATTAGCGACTTCCATTGATGCCTTATTTATAGATTTTTCACGAGAAGCTTCTTTGTTAAAATCTTTCGCCTCTTGTGTTGCCTCTCTATATGCGATGTTTAATTGATTTATTGCATCCTTTACAGAATTAATTTTATCTGGTGATATATCAAGGTTATTCTTTGCCCATTCTTTAGCAGCAGATACTGGATCTGAAGATTCGTTTACTTTATCAAGTAAAGTTTTGAGCTTTGAATCTTTTTCTTGCAGCTTACCATAAAAAGAATAGTCAGTACCATAATTCTTCTGGACGTCCTTCATTGTAGCCCTATTTTGAGATATGGCATTTCCAACAGAGTTTAAATTTGCCGCCTTCGTACTTTCTCGTTTTGCGACTTGTTTTTCTGCTTCCTCGACAGCTTTGACTTTTCTTTCAATTTCTTCCCAAATCTTTTTGACTTCTATAAGCTTTTCTTTATAAGCGTCAGTCTGAGGCTCAAGCTCATTTAACTGCTTGAGAAGATTATCGATGCCATCAAATTTGACATTCTGGAGACTTCCGTCGGCTTGCATTTGTCGAGCAACTTCAACACCTTCGGCAATTTTAATACCTTCGCGCTCAAGTTTCTTGTAATTGCTCCTCCAAATTGTATATTGTGCATTAGCCTTATAAGATTCACGCTTTAGCTCATTATAATCAACGGCATAATTCTCGTATGTGTTTGGATTTTGAGCGCTAAGTGCAGCCGCTTTTGTGATGACTCCATTAATAGAGTTCTTTAATTTCTCATTAGAGCTGCCAGAGACTTCTTCTGCAAGCTGATAGAATTTCTTTTCAATACTATCGACGGCTTTCGTGAGGTCTTTTTGCTTCTTTTCTGCGGTGTCTATAATTGCCACAACAGATTTCCAGTTTTCTTCTGCGGCTTGAATTGCGTTGTTGTACTCTTCTGTACCAATCTTTGCTTTAGCAATCTTATCGACAAGTTGTTGCTGTACACTAAGGGCCTTCTGAATACCAGTAGGAACTTTACCAGTTGCATTTGCTTCTTCTTCAGTGCCATAAGTCTTTTGAGCAGCACTCAACTGATCAGTGATTTTTTTGCCACGAGTAGTTTGTGCAACTTTATTTTTATTGCTTTCATGGCTTTTTATAATAGAAATCTGGCGATTAACTTTTTCTTCGACTTCATTATCTTCTTTTTCCATTTGATCCAATAAATCGGTATGTTCTTGGATTGTTAATTTCATTGAATTTAAAGCCGCTTTTTTCTTTGTGTCTAGTTCACTGATTGCATTGTTTATTGCTATTGCTTCATCAGACTTTTCATCTTCTCCAAGACGTGCTTTTTTTAACTTATATGTATTTTGTTCACTTCTATATGCGCGATAAGCAGAAAGCTTTTCGTTATTGTATTTATCTCTTTCATTTTGAGCTGCTTGAATGTTTTCTTGACTTTCTTTTACACTTTTAGAATCTGCATGACGCAGTCGAGTATAGTCTACTTCTTTATTAGCATATCGGAATTTTCGATCAACATACCATTTGTCTCTATCTGTATTTGTGTCGTTTAACAGCTTTACGATTTCATCACGATTTGCTCTTAAATTTTCAAGATGCTTTTGAATGGTGCCGACTTCATCTTCAGAAACATCATCGAGCATGTTTTTTGTCTCAGCGATTTTTTTATTGACCGTTATTAGTTCACTGATCAAACCACGACGAGATGTTGGCTTTTCCTTTGCAGCGGTAGCTTTTTGAGTGCTTTCTGAATCATCTTTTTTCTTGGATTCTTTGCCAACTGCTTCTTTTACTGCATTGACGATCTCCGCATTCTTCAGAATTAAATTGCCCTTAATGTCAAATTTCTTTTTCGAAATCTCAACATCGTCTATCTTAACATCGGCCGCTTTTATTTTTACTGCTCCGTTGAGTTTCAAAGGATTGGGTCTCTTGATATCTTCATCTTTGAGTTCAACCTTGCCGAGAATATCCACCGGTGCAGTCGGAGCAGCAGCTTCAGTCTGTTTGACATCTTCAGGAGCTAGAACACCCTTTACTTTGATATCAACTGCTTCTTCTGGAACCGTGATTGCGGTCTTTTTCAGAGTGGCTTTAACGGGGACGTCGACTGGATCGCCAGCGACCGCCACGTCTTTTGTGCTCAAAGTGACGGAATTAGCTGTTGTCCCATAGGCATCTGTTTTTTTAGTGATAAGATCCAAGTCTGTGATTTGATTCTCAAGAGACTTGCTGAGATTATCAACTTCCTGTGCGACATACTGAACAGATGGGCCAATCGTTGCTATTTTTGTGCCATAACCTTCAGCGTTTGTGGAAATTCCTTTTAGGCTCTGTTTTACAGACGACAAGGCATCTGCATTTTTCTGAAGGTCATCAGGATTTCCCAGCTGAACAGAAGTCGTATCAACCGTGACAGTACCGGGGATTGTCACTGGATTTTTGACATCGACGATAACATCTGCATCTGTGATAGTGACCTTACCGGGAATCGGCACAACATCATTAGCATTACTTTGATTATCATTCTTAGGGATGTCAGGTTTATCAGATTCATTTAACGATTTATTCAATTCATCTTTAACATGTTTTGCTACATCTTTTTTTAGATGGAGATCAATAGGAGCGGAAATATCTTTGAATACCTCATCAACTTTAAGCTGAAGAACGGCCGGATCAATATTGAATTTAATGTCTTTTACATTATAGACGCCGTCTTCAATCTGATCCTTTTCTCCACTGTTTTGAGCAGCTTGCATTTTGATTTCTTGATTCTTGATAAAATCTGCGAGGTTTGTTGTTTCTGCAAATTTTGCAATTTTATCAGTATCAAATTTCTTAAAAAGATTCTCATATTGCGTGAGTTCATTCGAAAGTCCTTCGCGTGTTAATACTGTTGCGGCGAGAATGTTTTTTTCTAAATCCACAGCAGTTTTACGCGCATTATTGATTGCATTCTGTTTATCTGCAATATTGCTCAATACCTCATCAAGTTTTTGTCCATACGTTTCAATAGTTGAAGCGTCTAAATGTCCAGAAGTGTCAGTTTTTTGTGCAGCGTTCGCTTCTTTTTGGACGTCTTTTATTTCTGCCTTAACAGCCTTTGCACTAGAGTTGATTTCTGATATTTTAGCATGGACATTCCCAAGCTCACCTGATACATTGTCAAGGACAGAATTGAACGATATTTTATTATCACCAGTTAATCCGTTTATTAACTTGGAAAAATCCATAGCTTGGTTAGTTGTTTTAAATGCGTCTTTTGATTTATCAATAATTTCATCTAAAAAATCATCGATGGACATGAATTCTTTTAGCTTTTTGTTTAAATCAAAACCCTGTGCATTAAAGACATCCAATTTATCTTTGAATTTGTCTGAATCAAATGCAGAATATACAGAATCTAAAATTGATTTTAATTCTTTTGCCTTACTTCCAAGCTGAGTAAATTGATCATTAAATGCATTTATATTAATTTTATCGTCATCTAACCAATTGTCTGCATATAATCCAGCCCAGATATCTTTTATTTCATTTACAAGATTTTCAACTTGAGATAAATTTCTTTTCTTTGTTGTATCTGAAATTTTATAATTCAATAAGTCGTTGATATTAAAAGTCCCAGATAAACCACTAACAAATTCATCACTTACCTCATTCGCAACCTGTTTTGCGGATGCTTTAAGATCTTTCGTAGAAAATATATCATTTGCAAAAGATCCCAGTCGATCTGTATTACTTGTTAAATTTTTTAGATAATAACTTAATTGTTGATTGACTTCTTTTAGTTGATCTTTTAACTGCTTAGTCAACTCACTCGAAAAATCATCAACGTTAACACCAACAGTAACTTTCGGAATATCGCCAATGCCGTTAATCTGCTGTTGAATGTCTGTTTTGAGTTTTTCAGTATCGACAACAGGCGTTATATTTGCGGTTGCCTTGATATTCTTTAATTTATCTTCAATCTTCCTTTTTATACCGTCAACATTGGGGTCAATATCAATCTGTGGCTTTTCACCACTTTGTTTTACTTTTCTCTCAATGCTTGTCTTTAACTCTGTTGGTTTGATTTGTGGATCTACCTTGACTTTAATACTCAGTTCTGGTTCACGCGCCATATTATATTCCTCCTTTGGAGCCGAATCTAAAAAAAGCAGGCTTTAATAAGTCTGCTCATCTTTTTAATTATTTGTCGTGCTCGATTCGATTTTTTAGTAGCTTTACAATATCAGCGTATCGATAATCGATGTCGTCTTGTGTGTTTTCCATGAATGGACGTGGTTTTGTCCACTTGTATTTTCTATAATTCCACGGATTGTAAGCGCCCTCTTCGATTATGCGTGCTAAACTGTCTGGTTTGTTTTTGAAATTTTGAGCGTTTAAGCGCGGTCCATCAATAGGTGCCTCTTCATACACATACAGCGTGCGATCTCGAACTTTGTGTTTTAGATTTTTATCGTCTACTAAGCCACCAGATCCCTCGCGCCGTTCATATTCGACTGGGGAGTAGGTTGAATACACATCTTTCTGCACATGAGTTTTAAGCCGCTCTTTTACAGTGCTTGCAATTTCGTTTTTTAGTGCCAGATTTGCACGTCTCATGATTTCAGTCTGAAGAGCATCCACCGTGGTAGCTGTAAACTTTGCCATAGTTTTACTCCTTGTCTTCGGTGACCACTGTGGTGTGGATTCCATCAAGTGCGCCTTCTGGAGTTTTAACACTATAGCTGTTATCAGTCACAGGCTTCTTCATATTCTCTTCAGAAATAGTTTTAATCATTTCCTTCATATTAAACTGCTCACCAATACCATTTAGTACCTCGGCTGCCAGCCGCATTAGATCCTCAAATGGCTGATTCTTTGCAGTTGCCTCGAACAGTGCCATATACTGCTGACGCTCGATCTCGATTTTCTCACGGCAAGCCTTGTTCAGCGTGCCAAGAACATACTTGCGCGGAACCTCATTCATCATCTTTGTGGTCTCATCAGAAAATGCCAGCTCGCTCAGCGCATTCTGATCCATGCCGGTTGTGTCAATGTCCGTAAAGTAGACAACAGTAGCAATACGGAAAGCATAATCATACAGTGCGGGGTCATACTTGCCATTACGCTTTGACAGGTCTACAACACCATCAACAAACTGGATGCGCTCTTCTAGGTTCAGATTATTTTTCATAATTATTAGTCCTCCTGTGTAATTTTATTTCGTTCAAGTCTCATCAGTGCGGCAGTCGCAATACACATCGCGTCCGCTTCATCAGAAGAGACATTCTCACCATAGTGTTCAGCTACATAATCAATAGCCTGCTGTTTTAGTTCTGGGCGTTTTACTTGTCGCCCCTGTTTGAAATCGAGCATTTTACGCCATTCAGTCGGCTTTATGATTTCATATGGAATATTGAATAGTTCACACGCTCCAATAATCGCCCCCTGCAACTGCGCAAGCTGAATTACTGTCTTGGCTGATGCTTGCAGCGCTACGTCTTCAATCACGACAAGATCGGGGTTATTGGTTTTGATGCGACTCTGTATCATCTGGCGCATAATAGCGCGACGCTCAACTGGGTCTTTGGTTTTACTTAAATCGATCAGTGAGTGATATACAGTGCCGTCGTCTAATGTACAGACGCCGGTCTTTATCAGCGCTTGGTCAAAAGCTAAGATTTTTATAATAAACACTTCCTTTTTGTTTTGGAATATGGTAGAATTCAAACTTGAAGAACACCTGCACACCCCTCTTGGGGCTTATTCAATCATGTGGACGTTATCGTAGGGGCTTCCCGGAAATCCAGTAGTTCGGCTGCTGGTAGAAAGGAGGACCCTATGGAGTTTAACTTTGCGACTCTGCGAGAAATCGTTGGTTTTGTAGCTGATTTGACAGTCATTGTCTTGTTCACTATGAAAGTAAGCCAGCGCCGGGCGTAAGCGGTGCCATCTGTCCGAGTTTTTACTGAAGCCTCTATGCAAATTAGAGAGCTGGTCCGCTGTGTGGGTGTTCTTCTTATTTGTGAGTTTCCTCATATCAACGCATGACTGCTCCAGCGGTCGTGCGCTCATAAAAGGGGTAGAGCCCCGAAAGACTCTACCTCTGATTTACTATTCGACAATTACTCGCCATCGAAGACCAAGTCGAACATGTTGCCATCAGCATCAGCCAGAACGTCGAAGGTCATGGTCAGGGAAACGGGATCGCCGGTATTCTGCCAGGACAGCTCGAAACCAGCCTGCGGAACAGCCTTATACCAAATCGGATGGGCCTCGATAATGACATCGTCTTCGGTCTTGTAGGGAATAGAACCCTCGACACGATATGCCTTGGGGAAATGCTTGGAATCGAGATGCACCACCTGAGGCTTAGCAGACTTCTTGTAGTAATACACAATGTAATCGACGCCGCTCTCGACGGTAACGGTGACTTCCTTCTCAGACACGGTAGCTGTCAGCTCAGTACCCAGATCGTCGTCGGCCTTGAAGACCTGCACGTAATCACCAGCAGCAGCCTCGCTCAGAGTCAGCTTGGTAGCGTCAGCAGCCTTGACCTTCTCGCGCTTCAGGAAGTTTGCCTCAGTGCCCAGATCATTACCAGACAGCATCTGGAAGACCTTGACGGGATACACCTGAGCCTCGATGGTCAGAGTGCCGGTACGAGAACCGTCGAACTGCACGCGGTTGGGAGCACCCTGACCGCCAGTAGCAAACACACGGTCACCTTCGAAAGAAGTAGAAGTGACGTTAGCCCAATCGACATTCAGGAACATTTTCTTAGTGGAATAGTTCTTCAGCATCAGGTCGGCAACTTCGCGGTTGGCAAAATTAGCATTCTTGTTAGCCATAATTGTTATCCTCCTATGTTTTCATCTTTTTTATCGATGCGTTCTATCCACTGTGACGGGTCATACTTTCCGCCCCAAACTGAATAGTTCATCTCTGCGATATTTAATTGTTTTGCCTTCATCAGTTGGGAGAACGTGTCTCGTATCTGACCAATGGTGAGGGCACAAATATTTGAATAATTCAGACTCTGATGAAATGTACACAATAATGAGATCATGTTAGGCAACTCCAAATTGGGGTCGCCTTTTTTTGTTTTTGCGAACTCTTTCTTCTTTTTCTGAAATTTCTCCCAAAACAGCCGGTCTTTCTCTGTTTTAAACTTTGGATTCTCTTCGGGCATATCGTCATCCGCAATATCAAGTAGCTGCAAAATTACTTGAACAACTGTCTTGTAATTTGATTTGTTAACAAAGCCGCCAATTGACGCATTGCCTTTTGAATCGACTTGTTTATCAATCAAAATTGCGCGATATTTTTCATCCCACTCCAAATTACCGAAAATAAAAAGAGTCAAACCCGAAATCAATTCGGATCTGGCTTCTTCGTTGGCTGTTAGGATATCAAACATTGTCATTTCATTTTTTTGTTCATTTGTGAACTGATTCCACGGATTTTCTATCTTGGCATCTGTCGAGAAGTCCGTGAAATATTTTTCTGGTGTATACAAAAATAAAGTCAATACTCGCTGATACTGGTTGTAGCCGAGTTTCAAAATATCTCCAAGAATAGGGGAGTGAATTCGACCTACTTCGCGCAGCATGACCCCATAAGGGCTGATATGGTCTATATAATTTAATCGAATCATCGCCTTGTCCTCCGAAAAGTTCCAACGCGATAAACAAGCATACGACCATAATAGGGCTGTGCTGGTTTATAAATACTGCTGCCCATCCATTCAAGTGGGCCAATTCCAAATTCAGCGTTGCCGTTTAAAATCTTATCAACGTCACTTACGAGAACATCAATTCGAGTACCAGCTTGTCCTTTGCGGCGATAGGTCTGCATGAGATTTTTGCTGCAATATGCGAACACATAGATCGTCATGTCTGTAATCGTGTCGCCATTAGTTTCTTCCGGCACCACCTCAACGCACAAAAATGTTTTAGAATTCTCTTGGGTGTCTGGAACAAATTCATATTTGAACACACAGCCACCCTTTCCTGACCCATCCTTACCAAGCAGGGCAGTTTCAGGATCTTCAATGTCATCAATGTCCCCCAGAAGGACATCAAGAATATTGTCATCGTTTATCAGCTTTGATATTACTTTGTTTTTGAAAGAACCGATCTCTTCCAAATTCATATCAGATCACCTCCAAATCAACATCGGCGGTTAATTTACCTGACTGAACTGTCAAAGATACAATGGTTCCAATCAGCTTGGGATTATCAGCGCAAACTACTTTACATTTTGCGCTAGACACAGAATCCTCCGCGTTCTTAAAATGGATTTCATCAGGAACATGATCGCCCTGTAAAGTCCAATTTGCCGTCTCACACGTTTCGCCATCGATTTTCGCTGTAAACAGCTTACCGAAACCGCCGGCTTGAACTGTCGGAGCTCCAGTAAAATCAATACTGAGAACATATTCTGGCTCAGCTTCCTGCGGTGGATAGACGACCTCTGGCGGAATTTCTTCTGTATCTTCAATAGGAACATAGTCACATATCATCTTCTCAGCGTTGTCAGTCTCTGGATTATATAGATCCTGTTCGACGTTAAAAGAGAGAAATCCGACCTGTTCGTTATTGTAGTCAATGCGGCTTGTCATCTGGTCGACCGAAGTAATACGATATGTTTTAGGCACATCGTTAATAATTTCCAGCATTAGCCGCTTACCAATATTAAGATTGGCAGAGTATTCATCGAAAGGCATCTGGATACGGAATTCGCGAGTAGAATAGCTCATCTGTTTATTCTCTTCCAGATTGGAATAATATGGCTTTTCAACTGTAGCCCACAAAGAATGAATCTTGTGAGAATTATCGTCTTGCCATTTGATTTCCTTTCGACAAATCTGAATACGTCCGCGCACTGTAATCTCGTCTTCCGGGTCTCTTTCTGTAATCAACCAGTGGCTCTTGCTCCAATAGACAATGCTTCCAATAGAAAAGTCTTCGCCCGGCAGAGTATGGATGATCTTTTGATCCATAACAGTTGAAGAAATAATATTCAGTTTACGCGGGATATCATCAATCGTCACATCTTTAAAAGAAGGACTGACTGGAGCCAACTTATTTTGGTCATGAATTGATTTATTAATTATTCTGTCACGCTGAGTTGGTCCATTAAGCTTAAGCATTTTTCTATATTCTGATCGAGTCATAAGCCACCGCCTTACTCAGTCAGTTCAGAAACCTTGTTTACTCTGAACGAATAGCCATTCATTTCGGCTTTCAATTTCCGTTCTGAATACTGTAACAAGTCTTTCATCTGCTCCAATAGCTTAGCGGGGGAGAACATAGAGAAATCTTTTGTACTCATGGCATTTTTTAGTGCGTCAGAATTAAAGACGTAAGGCTCTAACCAGTGAACAATCATACTCAGAGCGAGAATACTCTGCTCCTTGCGAGACAGCGTAATGTTGAACATCTCGAGCTCCTCGTCGTAATCGGTCAGGTCATTAACACAGATGTCTGCAAAATCGTCGATCGCTGCCTGAAGCAGGTCTTTTTCGACGGCCGCAAACATTTCGTCTGTGTAGCCTTCTTTGTCATAATCTTTGATTCGCCCACGACAGCGGGCATAGATACTTTCAAAAGTGGTTGCCATAGCCCGCCTCCTTTATTTAGATGGTATCTTCCAGTTCAACATCCAGAGAGTCCTCCAGCGCCTTAATAGCACTGCGACTGTCCAGCTCGCCAGAATCAATCTTCTTCTTAGCCTCAGATGCGATGGCGTCCTTAGTACCGCCCGGCAAAGTGGGCACAATCTCCTTGATTTCGTCGGCGGACATATTAAATACATCCTCGAAGTCATCAGTAGACAGGCTATTCTGATAGTAGCGACCAACACCCAGCTTCTTGATAACTGCGGGGTCATCAATCAGAATCCAATTCTCCTCAAAGAAACGGCGCTGATTGCCACGCATAGAAACGAGCTCGCGATACTCCATCTCCTGAATCTCACCAAGACCGCTCCATTCGACTACATAGCCGGGGTTCAGTGAGGACTTATAGATCAGGTTGCCAGAGACACCGCTTCGGCACTCGACCATAGTTTCATTTGTAATCTCTGCGGTAGAAACAACGGGCTGCTCAACGGGAGTTTTTGCAGTAGTTGCCTTGGGAGCCGCAGCTTTTGTAGTTGCACGTCTTGCCATTATTTCCTCCTATATAATAAGAAGCGGCAGGGAAATCCCTACCGCCCATGTAACATTTTAATTTGATGATCAGGACAGCTTGTACACGCCAAAGTCACGATCAAAGATAACGGCAATGCCGGTGCGCTTCATCATCAGGAATTCCTGAGTCATATCAGCGTTATCCATGGGGTTGCCCATCAGCATAGTGACGTCGCCCTCGGTAACGCGCTTAATGGGTTTGGTATCGCCAGCAAACACGTAGATGACATCGTCGCTCAGCAGGAAGTCGTCGGTGCCGTCCTTGTGACGCTGCTTCACAGCCACCAGAGGAGTGCCGGCCAGATGACCAATATAGCCCATTGCGTAAACATCTTCCTTAGCGGAATCAGACATAGTGGCAGTCTTGATCTTGCGCAGAGCCTTCTTAGTGCCGATAATAACAGCAGACTCACCAGTAGAAGTCTCAACGTGCTCGATCAGATCCAGCAGCTTCTCCTCATCATAAGTACCAGTCACAGTATATGGAGCCTGCAGCTTGGAGAACATTCCTGTGAAAGCAGCATATGCAGCATCCAGCTCCTGCTTGGTGAAGGACTTGCCGACCAGATCAACGAACTTGTTGAAATCGATACGGCCAGCCAGCACGCGGTTCAGCTCCTCATAGATCTTCACGGCACGCAGCTGGGTGTTGACAGTAATGTCCTGACCACCCTCGATGCGCTGACGACGAATGCCCTGAGTACCTTCAGCAATATCAGCAACAGCAAACAGGCACTCCTTCTCGATATGGAACTTGTTGGTGTCGCCCAGAGACATATTGCGATCCTCGACCATGTTCATGAAGAACTCGTCGCCCTTCAGACCTTCCTCGTGGATAACATTCACCAGTTCCTCAACAATTGCGAAAACCTGAGCGCACTTGCCGTCGCGAACAGCCTTCAGATCCAGCTTTGTGGAGCCACCGTTTGTCTCAATCAGAGCCTTGCGCAGAGCCTCCTGAGTATCATTAACAGAGTAATCACCGGCGACGTGACCCTTGTAGCCATCAACAGCCAGCTTGATCAGATTAGAATCAATAGCCATGGTATAAACCTCCTATAATAAAAATGGCCGCCCGCTATTACACGGACGGCGTTATGTTAATTTCTTGAACTTTGGGATCACTTCAGGCCGATGTAGAAGTATGTATACTTGCCCTCGCCAAAGCCGACAGTCTCCTTCTCCAGAATGGTGCCGAAAGTGGTGTCATCAGCGGCACCGGTCTGAACGGTAATCTTAGTAGAATCAGCGGTATAACCAACAGTCTTGCCAATCTCGGGAGTGCCCTCGAAAGCCTCAGCGGTCACAGAGAAGCCACCCTTAGAGTCCAGAGAATATGCACGAATGGTCTTACCTGCCTCATTGACCCACTCAGTCAGATAGTGAGCGACAGTCTGATCATAGAACAGCTCTTCCTCTGCAATCACATACAGATCCTCCTTCACTGCACCAACTGCGGGAGCAGTTGCCTTATAAGCCTCACGACCCAGCTTCTCGCCCAGAACAACGATATTACCATTGTCAATTGCTGCGGGAGCATCGCTAGAATAGAAAACCACACTTGCCAGCTGCTCACCATTCTTGGTGCCACCCAGATTATCAGTGCGCACAACAGCATGCTTAATATTTGCCATAATTATGTACCTCCTAAAATTTTGAATTATTTACTTGCCGAGATAGTGTTCCATCAGGCCACCATACACGGCGTTATCTGAACCGTTCTGGGTGCCACCCACGCCAAAGCGGACAGTTCCTCTGTTGTTAGTAGTGGGAACATAAGAGAACTCAGCGGACTGACGGCCAACCAGTGCATAGCACTTAGTCTCCAGCTCGGCATAAGTAATCTCCGTGTTCTCCTTCAGTGCGGTATATTCCGCATTTGCGCCCAGCTTTTCATCCATAATAGAGAACAGCTCGTCACGCTTAGCCTTTTCTGCTGCGGCGACTGCCTCAGCTTCGGCCTGCTGATATGCTTCCAGCTTAGGTTTGATTTCACTAACTTCATTGGCTGCTTTAGTAAAGCTGTCAGACAGCTCAGCGATTTTGTCAGTCAGAGTAGTAAAGGCGGCAATAGTGCCAGGCATCACTTCACCCTCATCCCAATCCTCATATGTAACCTTCATGCGCTTGATATTCTCATAATCCAGAACAACATTGTCGCCATTCATAGAGTAGGGAATGCCCATCAGCTGCCATGTCTTGGAGCAACGAACCACCACTGTCTCAGGCATCAGATCTTCAAAATAGAAATCTGGAATCATATACTCAGAATCCCAACTAGAAGGATGAGTGTGCTCGGCAAGCTTAGTACCGATCTCGTCCATCAGCTGAACTGTGGTTAGAGTAAACTCATTGTTTTCAGTAGCGGCGGGCTCATCTTCAGATGCCGGTGCTGTATTTTCAGTCGGAGCAGATTCACCCCCGCCTTCATTTTCTGCAGCATTTTCAGCCGCAGGAGTCTCACCTTCGCCATCTGCCGAAGTAGTATTCTCTGCAGTCTGGACGTCGGGCTCCTGTACTGTATTTTCTGCCGGAGGAGTCACGGTTTCAGGATTTTCGACCACGGTCGTATTCTTCTCGTTTTCATTCATTGGTGTTTTATCTCCTTTCTCCTCATCGGATGGATTTTCATTTTGTGCAGTATAATTCTGCGTGAGAGCCTGATACTCATAGAGACGCTCTCGAATTTGAGATGTGATATTGTCAACAGAAAAATTGGCGGTTACACAGCTCCCAGTCATTGCGGGCTGAATCTTCGGATCGGTGGTCGACAGAATGCAGCAACCATCAAACTTAAAAGACGAAACTGGAGTGATTCCGTCATCGCGTTTCGCCTCGCAAACCATATCGGTCAGTTCAACGCTGTTGTTTTTTGTCACATCGCGAGTGAAGATATCTACTGGGTCTCCAAATTTTGTCCAAATCAGGCCGTCAACACGCAAATATTCACGTTCTGTGCCAGTTCCGTCATCTTTAATAACCCAACGCGGGTTACAAGATTCAGGAATCACACCATAAGCTTGCCCCGCATACAGATATTTGACATCAGTATCAGTAATTCGTAGCTCGTGCTCATGACCTTTGAAGTCTTTATCTTCATCGTCCAATTCGTTCACTACATAACCAAGAATCGGCATATTGGCGATAGTCGGGACAGCTTTGTTGATAACATCTTTTGTGAAGCTGGTCTTATTAAGATTTGCTCCTGTGTGCATCACATCAATACAGACATCAATGAAGCGAAAATCAGAAGTTTCATATTCATTCTTCTTTGAAAAAGAGATTGGATATCGTTGATTCATTCTGCTTTCACCTCCTCGTCCGCAAAATAAAAGCCCTGACGAATTGCAATTTGCAACTCAGCCAGAGCATTTTCAAATACATTATCATTGATAAATACATAGTTGTTCGGTGGATCTTTTCGTAGCAGGAGAGCACCGTGTTCTATCAAAAACTTCGACATCCCGGCGGCGTGAGAACCATGCACGACTATTTCACATAGATATTGTGCCATGTTACTCCTCCTGTCTATCTGCTGTCACTTCGCCAGCGTCACTTAATTGTTTGCCTTCACTTGCATTAGATGGGCGTCCGCCCTCATTTACAGCGCCAGACTGTGTATTAGAACTTGTAAGCGGAACTTCAACAGTATTTAAGCCGAGTACATCATTCTCAAGATAAGCCATATTTTCATAATCCGTGCCAGCAAACCCGGCGGTTGCAAGGATAGCGCTACGTGTTGGAATGCCATATTGGGCGTCCTTTAGATATCGCTCATGCATTTCGGCACGGTTGTAATGTGTCACTGGCAGGAAATTGATACGGAATTTATAAGAACTTGATACGCTCTTGAGTTTACGATTGACCCAACGCTCCAGCTGACGAATCACCGCAAATACAATCATTTGGTCATTTACAGTACACAGATTCAGCGTTGAAGCAGCCGGATCATCGCCGCCGCCAAACAAGATTTTGTTTACACCAGCCTGCGCAAATAATGTTGCTTCAGCCTTTGCAACCTCGTTCGTATCGCTATTTACACCGCTCTTGTCAAAATTCCAGTCAGTTAGTTTCATGGGCGTCAGAATCGCACCAATATTTGGCGGCAACACATTGCTCATCATGTCGTAGAACTCTTTGGCAGTTTCATAGTCAATCAGGAACGAACCATCTTCGTCGTTGATAGGAATCTCCATTGCAATAGCCTTGTAGTTATTGGCTTCACTGGCGTTCTTGCTGATAGCACGATAATCTTCAATATCCGCCAGAGCACTAAACAGACTCACAAACGGCGGAATGGGGATATAGTCATGTTCATTTACCTTAATACAAATTGACTTAGAACTGTCCAATTCTTGCCATTTATATAACTGAGTATTGGTTTTATAGGTGTTATACATAGTCTGGAACTCGGGCGGATAATTCAGTAGCTTGTCTTGGTTTGAATCAAAATATGAAAAGTTGAATGCAAAGTTGTATACACCATCTTCAATGCTACTGATTTTACAATAGTCTGCATCTAGGTTCTGGAAAGCAAAACTATCATTCGTCTCCCATGCGTATCCATAATAAACGTCGTCGCGAAATGCAATCGTTAGAATTTTAGTTGCTTCGTGTGGAATGTTCATCAGTTCAACAGCTGTGGAGCTTGCGTAGTATGCTTTCTTAAACTTGTTCAGATTGATGCTCTTAGATCGATCAAGACCGTAAGGAACAAGCTCATAAGAGAATGTAGACATATTCGCAAAATATTGAATCAGCCGACGATAGTAGTTTGAAATATTGAACAGATATTTGCTCATATTCCGCAGTTGCTTTTCGTAACTAGCTGGATTAGCAAGATACTTTACAATTTGATCCTTCGTATACTTGGTATATGTCGGATTGGTCTCTGATGTGGATTCAAGGTTGCGAATGCCAATCTTTGATAGGTTAGCATAAACGCCACTTACTAAATCAGAATATGTAACATAGGAGGTCTTTCCACTTTTGGAATTCGTGACCATGACCTTTTTATTCATTATATTTTCAGCCATTACAGCCCTCCCTTCTTCAATACTGGCGCACGGAAGTTAAAATCGAGCAGCTTCGGTTTGTTATGCCGTTTCTCCATGCTGCGCTCAACTTGCTGCGCAATATAATAATTATAGGACAGGGAAGAGTAACGGTCTTTGCGACATCCAGATTTCTCCTTGACCTTGATTACGTTATTTACTGTTTCGTAGCCCAAATTGACAAGCTCATTGACTGCAAGTCCGGTATTGATATACGGCATTTGTAGAGCAGCTCGTTCGCTGGGCGACATTTTATCGTATCCTTTATACAACTTGCGTAGCTGATCCTCGCAGCTATATTCGCTTTGCAGAAGATGGATGCGTCCCTGCTGGAAACCACTGCGCAGACCAATAGCAACATCACTATTAAATTGTGCGCTACCCATAATAGCCCAAATGACTTTCTTAGCAGCCTTATCAGAACAACGATCAGCGATTTCTGAATTGTTGCAGCAGCTGATTGCTGGATAAGTTTCGCCAGTTTCAGGATCGTAGATATCACGCATAAGTAGGTCGATCAGCGGAATACCAACTGAGCGAGCGTCGATGCCGAGATAATCACAGTTAAAATATTCAAAGTAGCGGCGCAGTTTCAGTGCTTGATCTTGTACGCTCATACCTTCAACGTTCTCTGAGTAAACGAAATTACTCGTATAACGTCCAGATTTGTTTGGTATCATACAATTAAGGAAGATACTTGTTGCGTCATTGTCATTTTTCTTGGAACTCATCAGTGCGATATCGGCAGTTAAAATGCGAATCTCTCCGTTTTTCTTTTTGGGGATATCTGTTGCAGTAGGGGAGAGCACGATATTTGGCGCGTAGTACGCTTTTTCAATAACGCGAGTTTTATTAATGTCATCGAACTGGAATAGTCCACCTTCGGTAGCGCCAAGCCACTCGACGAGCATCTCCATTGCGAACTTCAAATCAGAGAATCCAGATTCGCTCATTTCATCTTCGACAGCTTCTTTGAGTAGAAGCCCTTCTTTGATACTCATTCGATAATCAAAAGCACAGCAGAAGTATTTTTTATTCTGATCGATCATATTTACAAAATAGTCTTTACATTTTTCATAACTCCAATGATTCTGAAACCACGCGGAACTAAGATAAAATTCCTGATTTCGTTCAGCCATGTGTTTGTATTGTGGTTTGTTTAAAAACCCAGGATGACGAACAAGGTTAAGGAACTTTTTAAGAACCATGTTAATGATATCTTCATCCATTTGCCTATATTCATCGACCAGCACAAGGTTTGCACGCGCACCACGCGCATTGTCTGTTGCAGTTACAACTTTAACATAACTGGTGTTTTTAAATATAATTTCAGCCTTTTGGTTATTTATGTCTACTTTTGCTATTTCAGATCTTAATAAAGGACTCAATGGGACAAGCTCCTTCATTATTTTTTCATCTAAAATATTTATAGACTGCGTTCGTACTTTACAAGCAATCACGCACTTCGTACCCGGCCATAAAATACATTTGATGACAATGAAAACTGCTGTTAGAAAAGATTTGCCTAGCATTGGTTGTTAACCAGTAGTTTTTTATCTACTGCTCTGGAGATTTCTCTCATTTGCATCTGACTGTCAATTCAGTCCCAGATTGGCGTACATTTTTCACATCGGACACTCTTGGCGGGATTATATTTATTCACCCACTACGCTCTACGATGGCGGGAAGCCTTACGCAATCTTCTCACTTATCTCGGTATTAGCAGTTAAGCCTTCACCGATATTGCCCGATTTTTTCATTCAAATAGAATGGCGGCCTATAGATTTGACCGCGAGCGGCAATGAAGCAGAAGCCTGTACTTCGAACCATTAAATACAACAAAATCTGTTGGAATAATTTAAGATTTAAATTCAGATAATCTTTCGCAAATCTTTGAGGATTCGCTCTATAGAAAGATGCCCTTAAAGCTACTGCGTTCATAATCTTTTCTGATTTAGTATTTGCTACTTCTTTATCTGTTAATTTTTCTCTGCTCAAGGCGAACCACCACCTTCACCAACACCAAAAATCGTTTCTCGAAGGTTCGTGTCCGTCGAATCATCTTCCATGGACTCTGGTTTATGAGCGGTCCATTTTTCCATTTCCTCGTCGTATTCATCTTGATATGGGTTTTTTAAATGGAACATCTTTAACAGCGTTCCTAACACCCACACTCTAAAATACTTTCCAATCCCATCAACATCCTGCCATTCAGGTGCAGGCTCCGGTATTGGTTCTTCTTCCTCCCATTTTTGAATCAATGTTCCGAACGTATTAGTCTCGGCCAGTGCGTTATCGTTCGTTTGATTCGGCTTGATTTGAGCTGAACCCATTAGATTCTGAAGGTTGTCGTTTGCCTCTTTTATTTTCTTTGTGTCGCCGGTAGCGTCTGCCTTTTCACAGTTAAGTTCGCCCTTTGCAATACGCTTGAAGAGAATTTCCTGTGCTGCTGTTTTACATTCATGGCGCGTAATAAGATTCTGATAGTGATCATCGAGGAATAAATAATCTTGTTCATCCAGACCAGCGCCCCAGAAATTTCTCATTTTTTGTGTCACTTTTGTATTTGCAGTACGACCAGCAGCCAAGGCTTCTTTTTTCTTCCGATCGATCACATCATCATATGATTTACCAGCGTGCTGGCGCATATTAAGCCGTCCCATGTAAGTATTGATCTTCAAAGCAGATGCAGTAGAATGCTCAGAAGCCTCCAACAGCTTATCGTCAACATAGGTATCAAACATCATAGCCAGACGATCGATCGCCTCGTCCTCGTCATTGTATTTCTTTGCATAGAAATCAAACATTTGCTCACGACATTCGTTGCACCACGGCAAATATCCATCGTTACCCATAAACCACTGACTCTGCGTCTTTGAGAAATTTCCCTTGCGCACATCATAGATCTTTCCGCAGCACATACATTTGCCACCACTCCATGAGGCAGGGACCTTAATGCGTGGCGGTTTCTTTTCAACGACAGTTCTGGCCATAATCCTTCACCACCGTTCCGTCATCTGACATATTGTCGAAGCGATACTTGATATCATCCCACAGTTTTAAGATTTCATTGAGCTTTTTTGTTTTGTGGAACTTTGTATATACAGAGCCCGTAGTTGGATGCTCGCCAATCTCTTCATAGAAAATTCCCATTGCACGAATAAAGAATGCGCAACGGCGGGAATAGCAGTAGAAGTAATCGCCTCCTAAATCTTTATGAAATTTTTCTTCCATCTTTGAATTCTGGAACCTCCTTTACAATTTAATTTCATGGGTGCAGGTAGTGGGGACGATCCACTCTGTCTTTGGTTATGAGCCAAGTCAGCACACCGGCGCTGTCACCTGCGACATATAAAGCCCGCCCAGTTTAATTTGAGCAGGCCGTATTTTACATATTTAATTTTCTAGGAAATGTTTTTTTGTTACCGCAACGCAAAACTCTTCGATTTCACTCACCCAACGTGCTGTGCCTTCTCTATATGTAGTTTCCCATACCAGCGGGAAACCGCCAATTCCGTCAAATAGACTACCTAATGTCGCATTCTCCGAAAGGTACGGTTTCATTTTCTGGACAATCCAGAACCACTGTGGCAGCGCAATAGAATTTCCGAGGGCTTTATAACGTGGGGCATCCGCCGGTTTATGTTTCTTTCCCTTGGTGTCCGTCCATTCCCCAATGTCTGTCCACCCGTCCGGGTAGCCTTGCAAACGTTCGCATTCCATAGGGGTTAGACGGCGAACAATCCATCGGAGTGTGAACACATATCCATGTCCGCCGCCTTCTCCGCTATACAACGCAGGCCATTTCCCGTATTCAGAAAAAATCCTGCGGCTCTGGACATCCCACGGTGTCAAACAGCCAGCGTGTTCAACCGCAATGGCCGTGTAATCTGTGATTCTGTTTTCGTGGTCGCCTGTAATGGTCGGTACGATTTTTCCATCGCCATTTCCGTGAGCATCATAAACAATAGGCTGAAACAACGTCTGGTCTTGTAGTGTTGAAAGGCTTGCACTTTTTTCAGTCTGTACCAGTGCGCCTTTACCACCGCCTTCACATCCTGAACGAATTTTTAAAGTGTAAGCTACGGCGTGCTGGTCTATTGTGTTCAACGTAAAGCTAACATCTTCGTTTACACCGCGTCCCTGTGGACCATTTTTATCTTTCCTGCCTATCATATTTCCTTGGATGCTGAAAGATTTTGCTTCCACCACTCGATCATCTCCAGTAGTGCGTTTTTCAGCAATTCTGGTAGCGCCTTGCCACGTCGGGATGCTCTCTTCAGGATGCCCTGACACGCCTGTGCGCTCAAATAATATTTCTGCGGCACGTTGACCTCCAAAATCCATGACAAGAGCGATTCTTTGACGACGTTGGGGTACTCCCCAGTATTGAGCATCAAAGAGTCTCCACGCCAAAGACCAGTCATTACCGGAAATCGCTCCTGATTTAGACCATTTTCCGTTTTTTCCTGAAGGTTTAGGAATTGTAACGTCTGCTTCAACGATGTGTGCAAATTCTTCCAAGACACATCGGAAGTCTTCTCCGTTATTTGAGGAGAGTGCTCCTCTAACATTTTCCCAGATTGCGAATTTTGGATATTCTCCATTAGTAGCATCCCTCATTTCTTTTATCACACGAATCATTTCTATAAATAGACCAGAACGTTCTCCCGCCAAACCTGCTCGCTTACCAGCAATAGACAAATCTTGACACGGGCTACCTCCTGTAATACAAGAAACAGGTTCGATTTGATTTCCATGAAGCTGGGTAATGTCTCCATATTGCTTCATAATAATTCTCCTTTATAACAGAAAACGCCCTGAGCGATTAAGCCCAGAGCGTTTAAAAATCTCTATGAATTACAATGTTAAATTACTATCTTTGCTGGCTTTTCCAGCTTCACATCATACAGACAGGTCAAACCATCATCAGCAATAACAGCTACGGCTTGCTGTGGAATATCATTCTTACGAATACCAACGGCATAACTATCAGTGCCGCATACGCAGCCGCTTTCAATAACCTTTGTCCCGTGCACAGTTGTCATTCCGTTTGTGTGGCGATGTCCGAGGAAGACCAGATCAATCGGCTGTTTCACCATCATGGTCAAGTGTTCGACGACGTTAGCAGGGGAGTCTTTGTCTCCATGTGCATACATCACCAGACTATTACGAGCCTTAAATCCACCAAACGTAGGATCGAGCTTCTCTGTTTTTACTTCAATGCCAGCCAGATTCTGTAGCCGTGCCTTCATATAGAACGGAATCAGCGCTTCGAGTTCATCTCCGGCAACTTGTTCTTCCTTGTTGGGGAAAACCCGTGAATGATTGCCGCTAACCGAATACACATCAATATGTTGGCATACTTCGTACAGTTCTGCCACAAAGTTGCTCACCAACTCTGCGGCTGTCATAACCTGTTCGATACTATTTTCATTATTCTGAACTCGAGTGTTGATATGAATATGGCCATTGATAAGATCGCCAAGCAACAGCACATGAATCTTTTCAGCAGCATGTCGCTCAACGATGTTAAATACCTGAGTGACATAGCTTTCCAGCCTTGCCTTTAAAATTTCCTTGTCAAACTTGTTCCATGCCGAATCAATGCCAGCACCTGTATGTAGGTCAGATAAGCACACAATTAAGTCATGTCCGCTGCCTTCGTACTGTACGATATTCAGAAAATCATTCTTGTCGTAGGGCGCAACAGCACTTGCGATCATTTCCTTGATGGATTCAGCACGCGCAATATCACGATAAACCTTGTTTGTTGCCGCCCGCTCGTCTCGCATCTTGACCTGTTCTATCTTCAGCCGCTGCAGTTCGTCTGCCACAATGCTACCGCTCATATGTTCAAGCGCGTAGTCGTAGCCGGCTTTCCACGATTTGTACTTTTTTCGATAAGCACATTCCCCAAAATTGGAATTTGTAGCTTCGTTCAAAACTACGGCTGCTTGATCCCATGTTAATTTTCGCTCAGAGCACGCATTGCCAATACGCATCATGTACTCGTCAAAGGATTCGTCATCCGTCTTTCTGAATTCATTCTTTTTAATTTCGTCCATTCTGCACCTCAGATCTCAAAATTAGAGTTGGTGCGATGAGTGCGATTTAGTTCGTGCAACGCCTCCTCGGCTTCAACATTGCCGGGCAGCTGGGTTAGAACAGACTTAATTTCTTCCGCGTACCACTTATGAGTAGTGCGAGTAATGTGCACATTGGGGATGATCTTCCGCAGGTAAGTTGCTTCGCTCTTAGTAATTTCAATCATATGTATTAAATCTCCTTTTAAATTTAAAGTTGAAAGAGTTATACCCTTTCATATATTAAGAAAATAAAGTTAATTTCGTGTATCTTCGTCAGTTTCGTTTGATTTTCGCTAACCGTGCCTTCTCTTTGTCTACTGCACACTCTTTGCAATATAGACTGGCATTCGGTCTCTTTGCGATATATTTTTCACCACAAACAGTACAATAGCATTCTTTGGGATCAAACAATTCCCGTGCCACTTTACTAAGATTCAATCGATTGTTCTCAGGTGTTACATTGAATGTGTACGCAATTACGTCATCTTTATCAAGTGTAAAATTCGGATATGTATATAAGCAGCCAATATCGTCTGTTCCAGTTCGATAGAGTAGGTGATGCACGTCAGACAGTTCGTACATACCCCGCACCGTGTTGTATCCATCGTCCCAGTTTGGTCCACCGTGATACATGATCTCTGTCTGTTCATCAAAACATTTTCCAAACCTCTTCATTTTAAAATCAGTGTCTAATGCCACCGTATCGCTGCCATATAGTCGGCAGAAGAAGATAATTCCAAGTAAGACTCTAAGCTGTGCCCAGTTGATGTGATAGCGTCGGCGAGCGTCGGTGATATAATCTAAATCTTTCTGATATAAAACAACTTGATGTACGTCAAGTATTGGTGCGTTATTTTTGCGCCCTCGGCTGAATGTTTGAATCAGATGGCTGCGATCGTAACTGACAGACTCGGGGTTTCGCATTCGTTCGTAATAAATCGTGGCACATTCAATAGGAGAAAGGGTTGTACGCTTTAATAAATTACGCAGCATCAGGTTTGACTCGTGATAGTATTTCCAATTGTCAAGAAGTATATTTTCGTTGCAATAAAATGTCGTATAAGCCATTTAACCTCCTATTATAGATCATTCGTAAATATAATTTTTGATACCAATATAAACGAAGATGAAAATACTTTTCTATAAACGAAAATGGTCTAACTCTCCAATATGTAATTAACGCGGCCATATTCATTTTTATATATCCTCCCAGCCCACAGATTCATGAGCGAATTTTTGAATACGTTGTGCTTCATCCCAGCTAAACATCATCTCGCCGCAATTCGCACATTTCATGGCGGTAACATTTGAGGCTTCAAGTTCTTGTCCACGGCAGTGGAATTTATATGTCAGCCCGCTTGTCAGCGTCATTGTTCCGCCACACTTAGGGCATTCCATCTGCTGCGGAGGTTCTTCCTGTTGTGGTTTCTTTTTTTTGAACAGATTAAACATCGATCTTCTCCTCTCCTGATTCTGGATAAAATTCTGAATCACCCGAAATATCTCTGCATTGTTGGATTATCTCATCGACAGTTGTGGCATACGCAGTTTTGCAGTCAATACAATAGAATCCATCAATACTTGAAATTTTAACTTCTTGATATGGCGTGTATTTATTTTTGATTTTTATGTCTCTTCCAATAATCGGATACACTCTTGTAGAATAACAGAATGGACAACGTATTGTGTTCGTCTGTTCAAGTTCGTCTATAGTTATTAAATCTTTTAAATCATCCATATCATTTCACTCTCGCCTCGTAAATTCTCGGTTCAGCTAAATTATATCGTTGACCAAGATATTCATATTCACCGTTCGGGTCGTGAACTGGCAGCTGAACAAGAACCGGCTTGATGTTTTCAACTACACCAGCACCAGCCATATGCCATAGGAACTTTTTGAACTTATTGGGATATTTTTCATAGCACAGCACGACTAGAATATTCGCCAACTCACGAACATCAGGGCAGATCAGCTTACACTTGTTGCGATACACGTTATAAATCGCTTGCCAGTTAGTTTCATAGGTCTTTGCTTCTTCTTTCGTCATGATGCCTTCAAGCTCTTTACGATAAAGTTTCCAATTTTTGGCTTTCTTTTCGAGTTCTAACTGGTTCTTGCGGTATTTATTAAAGTCCAGAAAGATGGCTTCGATCTCATTAAATACATCCTGATCATAGCCGATTTCAGAATCGTACATTATATGCCAATCAAAGCTGCCGGCAGGCTCTTTATGCCAACGGACTCCACGCTCCCAACGCTCGAGGCTCATACAGAGTAAATTCATATTGCTGTGTGCCTTGCTAAGATTATGTAAACGTGCATAGTAGGGGCCTGCATATTTCATGAAATAGGGCGTGCTCTTAGGACCAGTACCATATTTCTGTATATTTCGAGGAATCTTATATCCGCAGCCAGTTTTAGCTCTATCGATTTCCTTTCCATTTGCGACAGACAAAAGAGAAACATATTTCAAATATTCTTGTTTTGTCTTTTCAGTCTTAGGAACTTTGTTTTGATAGACAGTGCTTAAATTTGAAATCTCGCCAATTTGACTTTTAAGACCACGAAGAGTACAAGCAAATTTATTGTCAAGGGTGTCAGTTTCAGCAAGAGCAGTCTTTTTGTCCTCAAGATCCAACGTAATAGGAATATCTGTATGTACTCCAGGAATCATGGAAGGTTCATCAATAACAAGAACGAGGTCGCCGTCAAAATCGGAACCATTGAGTCGAGGTGCATTGATGTCATAAATCGAAGTAAAACAACAATTTACAAGTCCATGAAAATATTTTTGAGTCAATTCGTTATCGACTGCGCTAACAAGCAGGTGCTCTGATCTTGATATATGGGGGTTTCGTTCACAGATGCGGTCTCCAAGTGCAACGCCACGACGATCAAAAGTATAAATCTCACCAGCCTTTAACGCTCCAACGACAGGGAGCCCGCCAGCCCATTCCATTAGAGCAACAAGATCTGGTACCCAAAATTTAAATGTTGCATTCATCCAGAGTTTTCCACATTTAAATCCATCACGAGTTTTATCAAGTAAGGAATGAACGTACTCTTTAACGCACGGCTCGTGAATCATTTCTTGATTACGTGCTAATGCAGCAATATAGTGGTTCAATGGATTAACATCGTCAGCCATTAATCCAAGAAAACAATCAGTGTAAAAAATATCATCACTTGTGACCTTTTCATAAAAATCTACAGACATGTCAGCGAAGTGTTTGAAATCATCGAATTCTAGGTCTATATTTTGCAAAATTTGATAATTGCATTTTGTGGTTAAATTTTCTCGTTCGGCGCTATAATTCCATTTCGCAATAGCAAAGCAGCTTTTTGTTTTACGAAACCATTCCCAATATTTCTCCCAGTCTTTATATGTGCCGTCTTTCTTGAAATATTTATATCCTTTATAAAGGCTGACGGTAAGAATCATAAGTGGTTCGCTGCCGGGAGTTACATCATATTCTTGCCCCCAAATATCTTTGATTTTTGTAACGCCACGCTCCGCATAAAATGATTCATAATCAATCTCGTGCATACATCCTTTAATATATGGTGCGCGAATAATACAACTGTTAATATGTTCGTCAGTATTTATTTTACGTTCAATCTGGCGCATGATTTCTGGGTGACAAATACCTGCACCATCGAAGCAGTTAATAGTGATATCGGCTTTCTTTACAGCGACATCTTTTTGTGTCCAACTTCTTTTGTTGCCCGCTTTATCAATGAATTCTGTTGTTTTATCGTATAGATATTCAACCATTTGGTCTTTAATTGTATTCTCGTAATCGTCAACGATACAAATTTTAGGCTCCCATTCCGGTAAGCAAAAAGCAGATGACAGATTCAAACCACGATAGGCATAATATTTGCTAAGAACAGTTGGTGTTTCAGAAAAATCAAGTCCCATACTAATTCGCCTATCAAGTTCTGGTGCAATATGACGTTCAACAAAGCTAAGCATGCTTTGACGAACCATACTTGCACTGCGTTCACTAAACAAATACGTTTCTCCATTGATTTTAAATCCGTGTTTTACAAGGCGTTCAAGAGCTTTTGGTTTGTTGTATCCACCTGTAGCATCAACAAAAACAACAAATTTCTGAAACTTATCGTCATTCATGGATATCATACGGATTTGGCGAAACATCATATTATCTCCCTGTAACACAGTGAAATGAATAAGTTCTTCGTCAGTTAGTTTGAAATTATAATCATGGGTAATAATATAGTTAAGAGGAAATTTTAAAACGCTATATAATGGAGGAGAAAACATCTATATCAATTCTCCTTTACTTTAATTTGTTATGGAAATCGTCGTCATCGCCAGAGTCATCATCGCTGTCATCCCACTCGCCATCGCACACAGCATAGTAACAATTAATTGCACTACTGATATAAAATACAAGAAGGGGAGTAATAACCAGCGCAACGAATAACACTTTGCCAATAATCTGATATGTCAAGTAGAAGATTACCAGTGTCTCAGCAGCGTGCAGTATCCAATCAAACCAGTTTTTGCTATTGATAAAAGCCGATACCGCAATAGTCAAAGGAATATTTGTGCTCATCATGCCATGCTGACCGTTTTCGTCTTGCAGATCGTCGGGCTTCTTAGGATCTTTATCCACTGTTGCATTCCTCCTTACTCTTCATCATCCCACTCGCGGCGTTGCTTGTGGGATTTTTTATTATATTTAGACGCCGGAGCTTCCTGTGCTTTTTCAATCTCCTGCATAAACTGGTTTTCAATCATGCGCTGTTTGCGGGCTGCTCTCATATATGTACTCTTAGAATTCTTGTCTCGCTTGCGGTCACTCATCGCCATAATCCTCCTCGCTGTCGTTATCGTATTCTTCCAACCCATATAGCTTATGATATAAATATCGGGTCAAAGAAGGGGACATAGGCGTATAGTCTTCCATCCAGAGCGTATCATATAGTGAAGCATCACCAATAACCTCCTGCCAGTCCGCATATACTTGAATCGCGTTAATGATATTTTCTACTGTGACACTATAATTGCGCACCGCATCAACTACGGCGAATCCAATATTAAAAATATCCTCTTTTGAAAATTCTTCTTTCATAATAGTCCTCCTTATAGAAGCGATTTGCACCGAAGTGGCTTCTTTAGTTTATCTAATTGGTTGTAAATATCTGCGATTTGCTCTTCTATTGTTTTCAGTCTATCCCATGCAGACCCTTCTATAGGTTGTTCTTTAGGTATGGTGATAGTTGCGTTTTTTGCTAAATCGTTTGATATCCAATAACGATAAGGGTTCTCTGGATTCCCAATAAAATCTAAGTCAATAACATCCATTTTGTTAATCTCCTATTACAACAGACTCTTACATGACAACGGTCTTTTCGCGCTTCTGATAACATCATCAATACAGTCGGGGTCAATACAAAATCCTTTAAATACATTGAAATCGCCCGTCCACAACAATCTGTCAATACTGATGGTTCGCATTTTCATCGCTTCAGATATATACCGTGCATCCTCATCGCCATATAGTCTTACAAATTCTTTAAAACATTTTACAGTGTTGATCATTCCAAATTCTTCATCGAAATAGAAAGTAGTATATCTGACTCCAAATTTATCTTTGTCGAATTGTGCGCGGAACTCTTCTGGGCTCTGACATATTACAGTTGTCTTTGGATGATTTTTTACTTCTTTTAATCTGTCATACCAGTTACATACTGCTTGGTAGTTTTCTGGTTTTACGAATAATACTCTCATTGCGAGTTCCCTCTGCGGCGCTGCTGCGCACTTATAATAAACTGTGGCATACTAGATTCTTTTTATTCCGTTCATACCATGGTGCTTTGATTTTTACGACATGGTCCCAAGTCCACGTATAGTCAAGTTCAATAGGATGGAACAAATCTAAAACGCCATCTTTGTTGGCAAGTCTGCAATAATCCACATCATTAAGCTGATCAAACTCTTTCGCAAGTCGTGTCGCTACATCGCTCATGGAATTATATGTATACCCGGGTCCAAACCATATCTGATGAAATATTTTTGAACCATCGTTTGCTCTTAAATACCACGTTCTAAGATCGCGATACGATTTGAATGGCATGACCCACACCATGTTGTTGTCACTTAATGGGACATAGATTCCGTTTTTGGCGTCATAATTTGCAGAAGTCAGCATTGCGACTCTGGCAGTTACAGTGTGATTCATAATAAACTCCTACAGGTAAATGGCTTTTGATACCATGGCGTTGGTTTTGGCTCCCATTGATCAAACAAGCGTTCATAATAGAGTCTTCCGTTTTTCTCATCTAAGTGCCATCGCATATCTTGAAAATTCACGTATTCTGCATCAGTATCAGCAAAACATTTTAAAACAGCTAACATCTCATCGTAAGTTCCTTTGTAGTAACCGAAGCGTCCAATTTGTGCGTAACCCATCGCTTCTTTTATAATTTCTTCTCGTGTCATACTATGGGGTCCTCCAACTGTTGAGTTTATAATAGGCTCTTACAGGTAAACGGTTTTTTGAATTGCAACGCATATTTGCCAACCAATTCAAGATATCGCTTATAAATACTTTCTGCAGCCTTCCCCTCGATTGTCTCCAAATGCGACCCGGACATGATATCAACTTTAAAGATCTCCATTGAATTTATCATAAAAGATGACGGAGGATCATAATGTATGTATCTGCGGTCTACATCGACATGAATTACAATAGAATCTATTTTTTTATTAAGCTCTTCGCTAAGCTGTTCACAGATTTCCTTACTTGCGAGTTCTAATATTTCTTTCTCGTTCTTCTTGTAATTAGTCATTCCAAAAATATCTGTTGTCATAGCAAACTCCTGCAGGTCAGTTGCAGTGTTGGTCTTCCTATGGTAGGATCATCCGCATCCTCGATTTCTGGGTGAAGTGCAACATCGAATGGGTCATATGTAGCTATAGAACAAGCGGCTATCATGCGATTACCAACAATGTAGTCCATACATTTATCAATATCATCGATCACAACTGGTTTTGTGCTATGCCCAAAATGTGCAACAGTAAAATTTCCAGCGTTATAGATTTTTATTTGCCGCCGACCATTCCATACTGCAACGTTAACCGTGGCCGTAGACTTATCAATGCCACAATAAATCCACTCTCCATCAGAAGCAGAACATATTTTTTGTATTGTATCAACAATGTAGTTAAACTGATTTATCGTTGGTACAATAATGTCGCAGTCGTTTTCAATCGCGTATTTACATATTTGATAGGTGCGGCCACCGCCGCGTGGGGCGAATATTTTATACATATCCTGCGGAGCCTCCATCAATCGAAGTAACCTTCGTCACGCATCTGCATAAGAAGCTGACGACCAGCAACGGTAACAAATGTCTGAGGACCTGCCCAACTGCCGAATGCATTCTTTTGTTCTTTCACTTCAAAATATCCATGGTTATTCTTTTCATATGGAATCAGCTTGCCATACTTGCCTTGACGATAGAGGAGTTTTTGCGCTACGAGAACATCAAGCATCTTTTTGCGACTGATTTTGAGTGCCTTGGCGGTATCCGTGAAATTCATCAGGGAGTTAGTGTCAACCAAATCGTCAAAATACTCTTCCTTCGGCCGCATTTCTTCGTTCCGCTGAGCAAGTGCTTTATTTTGTTCAGTAAGTTCAGCGTTCTTTTGTTGCTCTGCTGAAAGAACCGCAAGCATTTCCATTACAGATTCTGGTCGTCTTAACAGGTCTCCTAACTTGGACGGGGTTATGTATGCACCGTTTTTACGAATGGAAGGAAATACATCATGAGTTGCCCATCGTCTGAATTTTTTTAACTGATCTTGACGACGGACAATTTCGTCATTAGTCATGCCACGCGCCTTTGCTTTGTTCGGATTCATTGAAAGAAGCATATTATAAAGACCGCTTTCGTTTACGAACGTTACATTTTGCTTACCACCAAGGGTGTCCACAGTGTAGACACCCTTTTCATCTTCATCAAGACGAGCGGTAATATTGCGTCCATTGGTAATTCCGAATGCTTTACAAACATCAGCAGCCATGACCCATGGCTCGCCATCAATCTCTAAAGTTCTAACGGTTCCAAATTCTGGGTTTTCAAAAATCCTCAGTTCATTTTTCATAATCATTCTCCTACTGCTTGCGCAGCTCTATGTAATTTACCAAATGGCGTAATCAAATATCGATGTAAGGCTACGTCTTCTAACTCTTTTCGCATTTCATTTAGTGTGACCAATTTGTCAATATCAGAAGTAAGTATCTTTTCTATGGCTTGATAAGCTAAGGCGTCTACAAACATTCGTTCGCTGGTTTTCATACCTCGACGAACAAACGGTCGAATCATCCACCCAACTTGTTCTTCCATGTAGTTTTTGAATAACTCTACTGTCCGTTCGGCTTCTGCTTCTCGGTAGCGGTCGTACAATTCTTTTGCAAGACTATCAATGGCGTCATAGTTCCATCCGTCGGTAGGAGACCAGTAGTCCGCTACTTTCAGGCCGCTTATTTTTACTTTTATCATCTTGCGCGACTCCTCAATCGAGTAGATCGGCCAGCTGTGCTGTTTCGCTGCGTTCTGTCTTCGGCATATACACGTAAGCAAAGTGCGGATTTCCAGTCAAAGCAGAAATTGCCTTGCGCATACCACTGTTATTTTCAAATACAGCCTCGTCTGTCTGCTTCAGGTCACCATCTAGCCACAACATAGATCCTTCGCCAACACGGCCAAGCAATAGCTGAATGTGTTCTTTGGTCAGATTTTCTGCTTCTGATACAAGCAAGATAGCATTCTTATAGTCGCGACCACGGATGAAGCCAAGATGCGCAACCTCTACTTGTCCATTCTTGATCCAATATTCAAGTCCGCTCTCTCCACCTAAGTGATCAGCAAGAGGTCCAGCGAATGATGCCGCGCCTAACTTTTCCAGCAGAGTACCGGGAAGTGCGCCAAGTTCTTTCGTGTTTTTGACTTCGATGTTGTTGCGAATCCAGATCAGTTTGTCAAACTTATGTTTCTCGATCATATCAATAGCAGAAGATACCATAAGCATCGTCTTGCCACTGCCGAATGTACCAGCCAGCATCTTCACGGTGATATCGTCGTTCTGCAGCATATCAAAAGCCAGTCTCTGTTGATCATTGCGTGGGCGGATGTCACCAGTGAAGCGGTTACTGATTTTCTTATACTTAATAGGTACATAGCGCGAACCATTCCATCGAATTCCAGCTGTATTGCCATCTGCGTCGGCATTTGGAATCAAGATATAGCTGTTCGTGGGAGTATCAAACAGGTTTTTCTGCTCGGCGTCCTTAGAGTAGGCCATCGCCAGCGCTTCTTCGCCACCGTCTTCTAGATCAACCACGTTCCAGCCAGTGTAGTCATTGTTGGCACCGCCAGTATCAAGAGATAGTTCACAGGGCAGTTTCATAACCTGCTGCGCAAGATTGAAGCAACTTAGATCACTGGTAACAAAACAGAAGGAATCAACATCAGCAGTCGTCTTGGCTACAAGTTCATCTGCGGCCGACTTTTCAAACACTCCTGTTCTGCTCTGAATCTTCTCTGCGTCTTCTTTCTTTTCAATCAGCTCATTCAGATACCATCGGGCAGCAGCCATAATCGTTCCGTCGTTGTTATCTTTGACTGGGGCATCATTCAGGATCGAGAGTAGCTGTGGGTAGTCAATGGACACTACTGTGTACGCTGCTGGATGTTCGGCGAGCAGGCGAGTGACTGCGCGAGCCTTAGCTTTGGTGGCTTCATCCTTCTTACCACTGGTCTTGATATCTTCCAGCTCATATAGAGTGATGTCAGCAATTAGAAACTGCTGTGCAAGCAATGTGTCGGGCGGGAGATCTAGTAAGGCAGAGGTGTCATAGAATTTCATAGTGGATCATTGTCCTCCTTGATAAGGATGTATCTGGTATTGTTTTACGGTTAATATGTTTAAGTAATGTTTGTAAGGGCGAAATTTTGAGCTGCCAGAACATAGCGGGCGAGAAATGCTCTCAGCAGCACAAACAGGACTTAAATATATCATACCTATATTATACACCAAATTTTTGTTATTTGCAAGCGAAATTGCATATATTTTCCGGGGCAATACGTTGTTTTTTGGCGATGCTGCGCAGGACGGCTGCTTAATGGAGCGTTTAACGGCGTTTATGCGTGAAATGTGCGTTTTGAGTGGCATTTTTAGCGTTTTTAGGACAAAATTTAACGTTTTTGATCAAAAAATGAGCGAAATTTGAGCGATCTAGGAAGGGAATTTTGGTCTTTGTGGGGTACTAGTGGGATGAAATTACGATGATAGGCGCAATTTGTAACGATATAATATGATGTAAATTTGAACGATAATACGTTGTTTGCCGGGCGAGGCTTCGGGACGTTTTTTGAGCTATGCTGAGGCACTTGGAGATACTACGGCGTGTGGTGTGCTGCGTGATCTTGATGGGCTGAAATAGGGGCTGCAGGGCGGTGGTTGACATAGCTGTAGGGATCAAAATTAGGAAGTGAAGTACTGTACGGATGGATGTAGAAATGTTGTGAGCGCAGCAGCGAGCTCGGGATGAGTGGGACGTGATGGGGAGATGAAACAACTAAGCCCTTCGGGCTTCGCGCGGGCTGACCCCGGATTTTCAACCTGCCCCCCTCTTGCCCTGTCTACCATCCATTTTTTCTAGGATTCATGCGGTTTTTCGGCTAATATGACCTTTTGTTAAAAGGTGGGATTAAGTAGTCCATGAATACGGAATTTATACCTATTTATATATAGGCGACTTCCATTCCGTTTTTGTGGGCGGTGGATTTTGGTGCATGGACTATTGCTTTACAAAAAATCTGGATATGGTATTGTATAATCACTCCAAGGGGAGCGGGAAACACCGGGAACGGCACCCGCACCCCGGGGAGTAGTCGCACCTTGAAAATTGCAAAGTTTGGATTTTCCCATGTGGGCGGTTTATACCGCGCCGGGTATCCGGTCAAGGTTTATGCCTTGCCATTTCAAAACATGGGTTTCCTATCTGAGCAATAAGTGCGCCCAAACCCCGATGGCCAAACATTACCGGCATAATTCCCAAGAACGTGGGAGAAGTGCGGGGGGCGGAGTACCTTGAAAACTGAACAAAAGGCAGAACCTAAGATAACACCACGGGGACTGTTATGCGTAAGCATAGTTTTGTAGAAAACGCCAAGGCCAGAGCTGGCGACAATAGATACAATTCCAAAGATAGCAACGGTTGTTTGATGGCGTAGAACCGCCTAGAGGAGAAAAAAGCTCTTGTACCACCCATACTATAAGCTAGAATAGCGGGCAAGGGTGCAAGCAAAAGAACACCATTAGTTCCAGATGGGTAAAGTGCGCCAAGACTAACTAACGCACGATGGACAGCACACGGGCTGTATAAGTCCGTGCCATAATGGAACACGGGCAACAGTGCAATGGCCTAGAGAAAAGCACATACCCAAAAGCATATAAGCTACAAGTGTGGCTTTACATAAAAGAGATGGTCATCGGTATGCACTCTCCAAAAGCGTACCGTACCAGAGCGCTAAACAATCCGGTTTAGTGCAAGTTTTTATAAGATAAGAGGTAACTATTATGCTGAAAGTTTATGCTGACTACGATGCCATTGCTAAGGCGGGCAAGCTGAACGAACTGACCATCCCTGAACTGGTAAAGTTCTTGAACGACCAGAAAACCGTTCTGACCGCTGAGCAGTCTCAGAACGTCACCGCTACGCTCAACAAGGCAGTCGAAAATTCCAACAAGGCCGCCTGTGATGCAAAGTGTGCTGAGTTCTGTGCTATGGAACGCGCTGAAATGTGGCGCTCCTACGCTCCTAACCCCTACTACGCCGGCGTGAAGATCACCACTGACCTCAAGACTATGGTTCTGTCCACCCAGGATGCAAAGATGCTTATCAAGTTCAAGACCCTCGAAAAGTATTACCAGACCCTGAACGCTGTTGAAACCAACGACAAGGGAGAGCCTATGCCCAACAAGGCGGTTTCTCTCTGCTCCGATGGCCGTTACGAAAAGCTGATTATGCTGTTCAACGGTATGCTCTCTGAGGAGACTGCAACCGAACTCAACGCGGCCAAGATGGTTCGTAGCACTAAGGTCGAGGAGACTCTCAAAGATATGGGTCTGGACTGCTTTATCGGCACTGTCAATAAGGGCAAGCGCCTTGCGCAGCTCCAGGCTATCTGGAACACTATGCTTCCCGAGGAACTGTCTGCAACTTGCACCGCGCTGTCTTGTGACGTCAAATATCTCAAGATTGCAGCAAACCGCGCAAAACAGGGCTCTGTCAAGGGCATCGGCGACAAGGCTATGATTGACGAGATTGTTGTCACTATCTCTAAGGGGCTGTCTTTTGATGGCAAGGCACGTTCCTCTAAGTACGACTTTGCAAGCAAGAGCAAGTTCTTTGCCAAGGCTGAGCAGTAACACGCACTAACGGATACCCTTTCGAGGTCGCACCGTTCAAAGCGGCCTCTTTCCAGCTCCGCAATGGGGTCAAGCGCAAGAGTGTGGCGCATTTTGCACGCTCAGAAAAGAGGTTATCACTATGTCTTGTCCTTATGTCATAAGAGAAACCATTGACGCCGACCACGTCCGTGAGCATGGTTATTACCAGCTTGACGAGATGGTTTACGACCTGACCCACGACTTTGCAAACGCAAATGTCGAAGTCATCACTCGCCCTGTGTACAACGTTGTCATGGAAAGTGGAAAAAGACTTTCCGATGTGGACGACGAGACAGTGTTCAAAATGCTGTCTGCTGGTCTGCCTGTTCTGCACGTTGAAAACGCAAGGGATGGGTATATCATGTACTCTCGTCCTGAGTGCAAACCTGTCGTCAAAAAAGTCGGCGGTATCACCAAAGCAAACAAGAGCACCACAAGCGCGTACTGGACGTATCCTCATCCCATCGTGACGAATGCACCCATTGATGAAGTTGGATTCAAAGCGCCATTTGTTCTTGAAGCAAAAGTGTACAACGAGGAAACCGAACATGAGGAATCCCTTTATTATGAGCTGGATGAAACCGGTTTCAAGAACGCAATGAAAGACATTGAAACTATGGTTGCCAACAAGTGGTCGAACTGGACTGTAACAAAACGAATCCTGAAAGCAAGATTCTTTTCCAATAAAAATGGTCAGTTCTATCTGGAACGTCTATTCAATTTTGCATTCTAAATGAAATCTAAGAAAGGAGCCCCGCCGGGTATGAAATCAAAAATAATATCTAGTGTCCCGAGCATGACGTTAAACTGCTTTCCCTTGCAATCAGAACGCCTTGACGTGGCGCAGGGGCTTTAAACTAAGATTCTGAAAGAAAAGAGAGGTAATGCGCTAAATGTTTAAAGACAAAAATGGCATAGTTATCCAGTGCGTCAATCGTAAAGGAATGACGTACAATGGCTGCAAAGTTCCATATATGGGACTGTACGGCACGCTCAACGGCAAGGAATTTGTTGCGGAGCCTCGTCTGAACGTGAAAACCGGAGAGATGCGACTCAAGCATCGTGACATGAAAACAAAATCCAGATGGGACGATATCCCCGATAAGGCTATTGTTTGCCATGTTATCGAAGCGGCAAAGGTTGGATGTGTCAGGCTTTACAAATGGGAAACCAAAATGGTAAATCCCAATCAGGACGAAATGAAAAAAGAGGCTTCTATTTGGCATAAAGAAGCTTCTAATCCTGACTGTATCCGACGTAAAAAGTATAAACTAAAATATCGTCAATCGTCTATGAGTGGCTACGGATACTCTGAACTTAGCTGTGCTCTTTACGGCGAATCCATTGAGATGAACGGAAAGCAGAAAAAGCTAAACCGCTCTATGCAGACATATATGGATGGAACTGGCATGAGTCCTTCTTTTGATAACAGAGACAGAAGGCCATTAAATCCGGCTATTTAATCAAAAGTGGAAAGCGTTAATAAGTTATTTATTGTTACCGTGATTCCATTGACCGTCTGAACCTAATTTGGGACTTGAATCATTTCCCAAATTTGAGTTTAAACAAGTGATTTTATCGGATTGAAGCTGTTTGAGTTCTTTCGGCGTAAATCGAACTTTGATAAATGTTCCATTCTTTTTCGCAATTCCTTGCCGTTTGTTACATAAATGCTTATAACATAATCCATCTTGAAAAACTGGGTTATTACACTTGGGTCTATAACAAGTCAATTTCGGTTTCATAGTATCACCTCTTAGCTAGATTATAGTTTAAACTTTTAATAAAATCAATTGGTCAACCCCAACGTCATTCGATTAAATTCGGCTGGCGTTTTCTTTTTACCTCTTTTCTTGCTCCGCAAGGGGCGACACTGGACGATTCACGGTACCAGGGCAGACGAAACCGTGACCAACGCAATAGCGTACACACACAAGCAAAGGAGCATGAATTATGGCTATCATCGCAATCGAATCTGCCCTCGACATCGCAATCATGTTCGGCGACAAGGAGCTGGCGGCGATCTACACCGAAGCCCTTGAAGAAGCAGGCGTCCACTATGAAAGCCCCGCCAAGTGCTGGGCATGAAATCGAAAGGAGAGCGCAGCAATGGATTACTTTAGCAGTCAAACGATTTTCTTTTGCGGTATCGTTGTCGGCATCGCATTCGCCGTGTCGATTCAGCTCGTAATCAAAGAGCTGTTCCACTAACGGAACTCCGCATACAACAGAAAGGAAGCGTATCAATATGAAATCAATCCTGAAATCCATCAAGGGTGCAGCGGTTATTATCGCAAGCGTTTTTGCAGCAGCAACCATTTTCGCAGTTCCCGCTAATGCGGCTGAACCCTCGACCTACATCCAGTCCGGCACGATCTGGAGTGAAAGCGCCGGCGAGTACCAAGTGCTCGATGATGCTGGCGAGTTGTGGGGCTTTACCGCCGGAGTTTATGATTATGTCGTTGGACAGTATGTCGAGATGACTATGTCAGACGCGGGAACCCCAGACAATATCTATGACGACACTCTCATTGCCGTGTCTCCTGTATGGCGTGACTATGAAAGCGACATCGTTGGTCCCTTTGGCTACTACGTCGTTGATGGCTACATTGCAACCGACAACACGAACTGCCTCAGCTGCTGGGTGCGTGATTCTTATGGATCTCTTTGGTTCTGGAATGCCTATTGCCCCAAACAGAAGGGCGAGCACGTTGTTCTCATTATGAATAGCAACGGAACACCCGACAAATTCTCAGATGATTCTATTGATGACATCTTGTGGAGCGAAGACGAGGTAGATTGAAATGGATTCTATGAAATTTGATATGCTGTCTATTGCGGCCGCTCTGTATGAAGGCGGCTGGCGTTCCACTATTGATGACTACGAACGGCTTGTAAGAGAGTATCGCACGACACAGAAAGAAGAGAGGTAATCTATCATGACTCAGTTGAAAATTCTCAATTATGCACAGGCAGCCGCTATGGACAAGTGGTGGCTTTATGATGAGCTTGCTGACAAGTTCGCTGGCGAAAAGGCTGGCGAGAGGGCGCGGAATATGGCGAACGAAATCATGAATGACGTCAAAGAAATCGGCGTCATGATTGATGCAGAAGAAAAGCGCCTCCGCGCAGAAGCTGAAAAGCAGCGCAAACAGGAGCAGGCCGCAAGAGCACAGCAGGCACAGCCCAAAGCGCCGCAGCCGCAGCAGGAGCGCCCCACCGCCGGGCGTATCGTGGATGATGGCACGAAATGGACTGTTGCCGTCCGATATAAGGATGGCAGCGAAACCGTATCCCGATTCTCTCATGAGAACATCGCCCGTAAGGCGTACGAAACAATCCGGATGCTGGATAGGGGAATTGCCGAATCGAATCTTTCCCGTATGACTCTGACCCACAAGAATGCCGTCGTGAAAGCATACGAGCGAGACTGAGAGGCGCAGCCGTATGATTGTCAGTGAAATCTACGAAACCATGGCGGGCGACCTCTATGGGGTGGTTCTGAATGAGGATATCAAAATCATTCGGGTTGTTAAAATCAATGACCGCGAACTTACCCCTGACTTTTTCCGGCGAGCAAGAATGGGATTCCTTACCGAGCATTCGTATGACCAGTCGCCCAAGGAAAAGATGTGGCGGCGTATTGAATCGAACTGCCGTCTGGTAGCAACCATTACAAACTGCCACGGATTTATCGTTCATGCAGACCACGATATGACCCGCAGCAGCCGTAAGATGTTCGGCAAGAGAGCTCGAATGAATTATGACCGCAGATACAACGGAGGTGCTAATTATGGTGGCACAATTCACAGTCGAGCCAACTACTGCCGCAAAGCAAACCAGTTCGCCTAAGGCAATCGCAGTGTGTCCCATCTCGAATTTCGGCGGTTATGAAATCTACGAATGTGACGATGAGCGCATTCATGTAGGCATCAACAACGGCGATACGATCGAGGACTGTGGGACACGCCAAGTCAAATATACGTCAAGTGGGCGTCCATACTTCAATCTGGGCGGGCAACGCCACTATATCGACGACTTCATCAGAATCTAAGGAGAGCAGAAAATGCTTGAATGGCAAGAGCTTTGTAGCCGCGCCATCTGGGTCATCGTTGGAATCTTTGCTGTTCCATACGCGGTGATTCAGATTGGCCGTGGATTTTATTGTTTGGACGAGTTCCCGCGATTTAATCGAGTCTGTCGGGGCTTGTATCGTGCTGTGAAAAATCTGGTAAGCGGCATCGTAGGTGTCTATCTGGATTGTCCGTGCGAATTCGTTTTGTATACAACAGCGGTGATTGTAATCATTGCTGTTGCGATAAATAACGTGGTGGCACTCATTTAAGGGCGCTGCTACAAACACAATTCAATCAAAAGAGAGAGGTAACAAAAATGCTATTCTTCCGTACCAAAATTTCCGCCAACAATGAGATGATGTACCGCAAGGGTAGAAAAAAGAATGAGGAGGGTTGGAGCTACTATATCGCAGATGAGCTCTTCACCGAAAGAGAAGTTCACGATATGAACCTGAATATGGACTATCTCGAGCCTGTTGAGATTTCCCGGCGACAGACCCATTATCAGGGCTGCTATCGTGTGGCGAATTTTGATGCCAATATTTCTCCCGTAAAATACCCGCAGAAGAATGCCGCGCCGACGCTGAGCCCGCAGGCAAAGGCCGAAATCCAAAAGCGTTTGAACAATCGTTCTTTGTATAAGCCCCATAAGAAGTTGCGTCCTACGATCCGTCCGACTATTTGGGTTGCCCGTTGCAAGACGGAAGAGGAAAAGCCCGCCAAGGCCATCAGTGCAGCGAGTGCAGCAAATGCCGCCAACAATGCAAAGATGGATGTTGCAGTCAAAGCACTCAACGACGGCGCAGTTGTTCCTAAGAAGCGCAAGTATCGTCATAAGAACGCAGGCGACGATTTCCAGTAATTTCCTATATACATAACGCAGTCGCGAATGATATATTTCTTATAAATGGAGTGATGTATATAACTAAAAAAGACCAAAAAATCGTAGAACTCTTTCGAAATAAATATCCTGAAACGCTTTTTATCAATGGAATCGAACTAACTGTTGTAAATAAAATTTTCAAAGAAGATTTTTCTGTAACAATAATTGCAGTAGCAACATCGACTTGTAAAAAAGGAGTTTGTACAGGATTTATTTTGATTTGGAATCATTGTTCGTCACTTGATAACTTAGGACAGTACAATACGTCTTTTTGCCACAAATACAATCTTGTAGACGAGCATTGGACTTATTAAACGAAATATTCGCAGAGGGCTCCCCAGCAATAGTTGTGGAGTAATGCGGCTACTGGTTCTGCAGAACTGGTACTGGTCCCAAGCCCAGAAATGCAATCGCAAGTGGCGCACATGGCGTCACGATCAAAGTGGTTTGCACAAACAGAAGGGCGCTCCACCGCTATAATGAAATCCGATTTGATTTTGATACAAAGGCCACGTTGATAAATCACTGACGAAAGTAAATTATAGGGTGTTACTTGAAGTGAGCGAAATCAAATGAAAGGAGGGTTTATAGCTTGAATTGTAAAATCCAGTGCCGCTCGTTAGGAGTGGTCTTTGGTGCAAGGGTCGCGTCTTACTCCAATGAGAAAATTTTCATGGGATGGCGATACAAACTGTTTTGACACGCAGCTGAAATTTTTCAAATTAAATAGAATGACGTTGCAATGTGCTCGACGCATCCGAGCATAAACGCGCACAATACATACGAGTTTAGCGGTAGTCGCAAATAGGCATAATCGACCCATAAGTCTCATAGAAGCGGGGTGATTCCCGAACGGACAAGTTAAACGTATGTTAAGGAGCTTTCAGAAACCGGGCGACTGGTGGTACCGGGGCAGACGTAACCACATCCACTACTTGCGTAGCAAACACAATAACACACACACAGTTGAAAGGAGCACGCACCTATGAATGTACCTGTATATATCGTTGAGAATTGTTTTTACAAGCAGGATGGTAAGTTCTCTTGGAACGAATACGCCCACAGCATTCAGTCGGTACATAAAAATTCTGAGGATGCTCTCGATGTCCTTCGTGCAATTTACAAGGAAGCAACTCAGAATCCCGACAATTACGATGTGATGATTGATGAAAAAGCGGCGGTTCCGTATGTGCTTTATCGCTGGAAGAATGCCGACAACAAACAGCGCGAACGTTTCGCAGAAATTATTATTTGTGACCTGACTTAAAAGGAGTGCTACACAATATGACCGCAATTATTTCTGATGATATGAAGAACGTCCTCACTATTGCAGAGGGCGAAAAACTCGGGGCTATGAATCGAGCCATTTTCGATGAATATGTTGAAGACTATAACAAGATGATGCTTGGCGTTGTCGGTCTTCATAGCTCCTGTCATGTTTACTCTGGGCAGATTCTTCTCGCAAAGAATGAGCGGGCAAACGACGATTATTTCAACGGCAGCGGCAACCTCGACATCTGGATCGAAATCAAGGCGTTCAAGCCGGGTGTGGAGTTTTGTGTCCTCGGCGCTTATCTGACTGACCTGTGGAAGTTTAAAAGTTCCGACGATGGTTATGCAGCGCTTCGACAGAATATGTTCATTGAAGAATATCCGTTGAAAGAGGGGAAAATTTAAAATGGTTCTCAATATGACTGAACTTTCTATCGCCCAATGGTCCAACGCTCAGCTCGATGCAGCTCGCAAGCTGTGTACAGATGGTGTGCTACATGATGGACCATTGCCTACGATTCTTCCAAGCGACTCGTCAAACCATGTTCGTTTTATTGCATGGAATACCGCCGATGAAGTCAAATGGTCTGATCCTGAAGCAATTATCATTCAGGGAGAACCTGTTTTTGTGAATGCATTCATCGAACGGTATCACCAGAGGTTTAAGTGTTATTCGCCTTGTTACGCTGATGGCAAGTTCGTACAGTTCAGGAGGTTTTAACGCTGTAGCGTGTAAGGAGTCCCTAATGAAACCATTAAGAGATAATCCTATCGAAGAAGGAATCGATGCTTTCTTTGAAGAAAAGCAAAAACTCGAAAATGAAATTCGAGATTATGAACAGAAATATTTAGATCAATATTATGATCAATTATACGAACAAGAGCTTTCCGAACTCTTGGATTTTTATAAGGAGACACTATATGAGTGATACAAGACGTTGGAAGCTCGGTAAAGATATGCTCACCAGCGATACGATTCTCGATCCCGTCACGTTTGATGACCTGATTCTGGCTCTGAAATGCAACTACGCATATATCGGCGAAACAGCAGTCAGAACCCAGATGAAAGAAATTCTGGATCAGCGACTGGAAGATGTCAAATATCTGATCGAAAACAACATTGACGAGATCATTGCGCTGGCATCGGATGAACCGCTTGAAGATGCTGGCCACGATGATATCACACTCGAAGAGTAGGAGTAAGATATGTTTGTCTTGACTGAAATTGTGGCCAATAATGTTTCTGCATATGTTGGCAATATCCATGTATCAAACAATGTGGAAGAACTTCAGAAAATTATGAATGCCGATTTTGACCACGATTTGAAAGAAGCAAATGATCTTTGGATGGATTGCGGATCTAATCTCAATGATAAGCCACTGTCTATTTGTCACACATATTCTGCAAGAATCAAAACGTTAAAAGAATTCAAAAACTGGTCGATTATGGAAGTGCCAGGGGAGGTAACGCAGTCATGAGAAACCTATCTAAACAGAACCGCAAAAAGATCTTTGATCTGATCAAACGTGATTGTACATTTGTTGGTTCTTACGATTTGGAACATTCTAAAGAAACTGTTTTGACCTATCTCCCGAAACCCGGCACACAGATTCACAAAGATGTTGAGGAAGTTCGTGTCGTAAAAAATCGTAAGACCGGGAACTGGGTTGAATCCGTTGTTGACATTCGGTGGAAGCACGGCATGACTTTGGTGGAAGCCGAAATGATCGAGCGAAAATATCAATGCAAGTCTAACAAGTAAGGAGGAACGCAGTTGTGACACTCGAACAGGCATGCGGCATCGTTTACAATACTGTTGATAAGCGAACGGGCAGAGAACTCGATCATCGTGAAATTTATGCTCGTTATATCGACTATCTGGGCGGTCTGGATAAGGTCAAACAGTATATTCCTATTTCGCTGAAAGAGCTGCGGCGAGCCTACAAGAAGGACAAGCTGTTCAACAATACCGGTCTGGGTTTGTGGCAGAATGCAGCTGGTTATACTGCTGGCGACCCGATATGTTTCTTTGGTGGGATTTGGATGCTGTATAGACAAAACGATATTGATGTGGCGAGTTGTGCACAGGGCGTCTGCATCCTGAAAGAAGCGGCAAGAATGTTGATTGAAAGGGGTGAAGTATAATGAAATCGATCGAAGTTACATACGATGTATCTGTTCGTGGCAGCGAAGTTTGGGAGCCGGGCGAAGCGGCATTTCGGTTGGACTTTGTCGACGATGATATTGCAGCTTTGCTCCAAAAACTGGTCGGCACTCCTGTCAGTCGAATGAGCGACTACGAGTATTACATCTGGCGCAAGCTCGATAGAGTTCTCGATAATTTGGAAACGCTTCGCAAAAGAGTTTACCTCAATAACTCTATCAAATCAATCAAGGTCATTGGAGGTGACACCTGATGAAAGTATCAATCGAAGAGAAGCGTGCCGAAGCTATCAAGCGAATGAAAGCGTTTGGATTCTTTTCTGATACGGTCAAACTGTTTGAGAAGAATGGTACTCCACTGTCCAGTGAGCCGCCTTGGGGTGCATTTTACGCTCTGAACGATCAACAGAAAGCGGCCGTCCACGAATTTGAAGAAGAGTACGGCGGACTTGTTTACAGTGTGATCCGGTCATTCCATCAGGAGCTCGGCGTCATTGACAATCTGCTTTATGTCAGCGACGAGAAAGATGAATGGCCGATGGATTGGGACGACATTGAAAATATGTGTCCTTGTATCTATGCTGTCAATTACAATACGCCAGAATTCAGTGAGTTTGGTTCAATCGGCGTGAAAATGGGTATTGGAGCAGGGCTGATTCGAATTAGTTAAACTTCTTTAAGTGTTACTTAATTCACCCCATACAGTTGTAAAATCTTCAAAAACCTACGCTAACTCACTTGACTGTAACATCATACTGTTGTATAATAGAAGCTGAAGAGCTATATATGTTGATCAGTTTGGGCGAATTGGTCAATATGCAACGAAATGTATATTTATTCAATTATTCAATTCACAATTCAAAAAATCAGTAACGAAATAGCGAATGGGTTTGGGCGAAGTCCAATCGCGAAGCGCCTCTGATTTGAAGCCGTGGCGAGCGATGAGCGAGTGGCGGCGAAAAAATTTTGGAAAGAGGATGAATTAAGATAGTGATGATGAGTTGTTAGTGATGTAAGAAAGAAGAGGATTATAGGAGATAATAGATAGAGAGTGTGAGAGGAAGGAAGAAGAGGAAGAAAGGAGAAGGAAGAGAGAAGAGAAAGAAGAGAAGAAGCGGAAGAGAAAGGAAGGGGAAAACCTTTATGCGATTTCGAAAATTGTTTGCGGCGGCCGTACTGGCTTCTGCTCTGATGCTGACTGGATGCGGTGAAAAATCTGAGTCGGACGAAAATCTTCCCCGGGTCAAGTATGCCAAGGTCTACAACCCTGATGGTACGCTGTTGGTTGAAGGAGAGTATGAATCTTGCTACTATGGCAACCAGGTTGTCACGATCGAAATCGACGGTGTCAAGTATCAAACTGCCTATGTTAATGTAGTCACGATGTGGTGGTATGAATAACTCCGGTAGAAGAAAGGAACGATAAATCGTGGAAGAAATCATAATGAAAGCCATTCCTGAGCACGGCGGAGTGTCGATGACTCGAGCCGAGCAGGAAACCATTATCACAATCGGGGCGCTGGACAAGATTGCCGAGGTGTGTTCTAACGATCCAATCTATTGGCGCAAGCTCGATGCCATGTGCGAAAAGTCTCCCGATGACTATAAGCTGACGAAGATTCACCGCACCAAGGACGGTTTGATTCTGTGCAAGTGGTACACAGTGCCGCGCAAACTGCTTGGGTTCAGATCTTCACGTGTCTATACGGAAGAGCAGCGGGCACAGATCGCAGAACGATTCAAACAGTATCGAGAAGCGAAGGCAGAGCTTTGATCGCTGCCAGAATCAATTCTTAGCCTGAAATGTCCTTATACGATAAGGGTTTCTCAGATATATAGTGGTTCGGTAATGAAACTACTATACCAGCATCAGATATGTGTCTACACCCCTTATTGCATAAAGGGAAAATGGCATAATATGAAACGAGGTGATATCGTGAAGGCATTCGATAACACATCTTAGGCGAATACACTCGTGGCAATCACCGCAAGACAGTTATCGTAAAACATCGAGATGAATACGTATTTCAGTTACGGCTGCCGGTTGACCGACAGTTACGCAAGGGAAAGATGAGGTATCCCGGGGCGGAGAGGCCTGCCTTCAGCCTCCGAATGAGTCGACGGACATCAGATCCTGTACCACTGGAAGCTGAGCGAGCGATTTGGTCGCAAAACGACCGAAACTCAACAAAGTAGCTCATCAGAGTTCGACATGAAGCTCATCCAACAACCTACAAAACACAAGACGGAGGTACGCTGATCAACTCGGAACCTGTTATATAGCGGGTTGGAGAGGCAACAACATCATTTAGATCTCGATGAATAATAATGCATAAATATGCAGAAAGGATGAATAATATACAATGATTTATGCATAGCCAATTAAGGCGCTGCCTAACGCTTATTATAAATAAGGTAGTCGACAAAAATGGCACAAAAAATATATTTAAGTTCTGTTTATAATGACAATTGACGACGCAGAGAAAATGTGTTATCATCATTTCACAAACAGGACTTAAATATACATAAGGGAGGAAAAACAAGTGAATGAGAACGAAAACGTAGCGATGCAGCTGGCGACCACAAAGAAGTTCGGCGAGCTTGAGATTCAGGTCTACGAGAATCCGGCGGTCGGTCACAGCAGGGTACAGGATGATTTCTGGATGACCCGGGAACAGATTGGCACGGCACTGGAATATAAAGACCCCGTGGTTTCAATTACCATGATTCACAAGCGTAACAAGGCTCGTCTTGATCAACTGAGCTCGGCTAACAAAATGTTAGTCGAGGTCGGAAATCATACGCAGATGCGTGAAGTTGTGTGTTATAGCTTGCGCGGCGTCATGGAAATCTGCCGCTACAGCACCCAGCCCAAAGCGAACGCTTTCATTGATTTCTGCTGGGATGTGATGGTCGCTCTGATGCAGGGCGAAACCGTATCTCTGAACAGAGGGCAGGTAAGTGACGCGGAATCGCGGCGGCAGGCACGCTTTGAGATCATGACGCAAGGCATCGAGGAACTTCGCCAGTCTCAGAACCAGCTTTGTTCTCAGATGGCCGAGATGGAAGAAAAGCGCCGGCAGGACAGGGAAGCTCTTGAGAATTTGATCCATTTCACAAAAGCAGACCTTGAGAAGGTAGAACGCATTGTAAGCAAGAACGACATCATTATCTCCACAATTGAACAGATCAAGAAGCAGCTGGCAACGACTATCCAGCAGCCAACTTATCAGAATGGTTCCTATACTCCGCGCAAGGCTTACATTCAGCCAGCAGAAACTTCGTGGAAACATGACGTTAAGGAGATGGTGGGGAAAATCTCCCACATTGAGGGCGTGTCCCAAAAAGACATCTATAACGACATGTATAAAACTTTTAAGAAAGAACTCGGATGGTCTGCACACGAAGAACGAAAGCTCTACGCGAAGAAAAGGGATATTTCGAATGTTTATTCGATCCCGCTCATTGATATTGTGGAAATGGCCAACGATAACATTCGGTCAAGTTTCTATTGCCGACTCAAGGATCGCTACGAGAACGATCTTTTTGATCCCGAGGAAGCAAAGAGGCAGCCGCATGTGAGCAAGCGAAATCCGCCGATGATCCCTGCCAGCATGATTCCTACACGGCATAAGGTTGAAGATCTTCCGATGGTTTTGTCTCCTGAAAATCCGGGCGGCAATGATATCAAGGTTGTAGCAGAGGTTCAGGCGGTTGAAGTTGAAGCTCCAGTGGTTGAAACGCCGGTGGCTGAAGCTCCTGCGGTTAAAGAGAAGAAAAAGAAATACTATTACTACAAGCCGAGTATCACACTTCCGATCGTTGAACCCATTGCAAAAAAGCTGGGTGATAAGACGATTGGGTATTGGGTTACCTATGCAAAGATCTATGACACGATCGGCACTGTAAAGATGGATCGGATGCGCAAGGCGTATGCACGTTCTCATAATAAGCCGCCCAAGGCTACTCCTGATATTTTCCAACATTCTGATAAGAATATGAAAGTGTTTAAGGAAGCCGCAAAGATTGTGGCGGCAGCTATCTAAGCTATCTACTTTCCTCCATTGTCCTTGGGACTGACAGCCGGGAAAGACCGGCATATATCCGGGTGTAGCGAAGCTGGTATCGCGCCAAATTTGGGATTTGGAGATTTCGCCCGTTCAAGTCGGGTCACTCGGACCATGGTACAGGGTCTTTCCTTTCTACCTGTGCCTATTGTGTGTATAAAAACGGTTTCCATTAGACGAAACCGCGTGGCTGAAAATGCCGGGCAGGTACGACAACCCTGCTTTATATGGAGCCGATGGTCGTACAACAGTTCGATTCTGTTGGGTTCCAGCTAGGTTCGATGCGATGGCGTAGTGTAGTGCGCGGTTGCTGGGGTGGCGCAATTCCACCGTGGATGCAATGCATTCATAACGCTTTGACCGAAATTGTGCGAACAGACTGCGACGGGGTAGCTTCTCGTGGAGTGAGGGTCTGGTGACAACATGAGTAGGCGAATGGATGACCTGCGAAAGTGGTCTAGTCAGTTGGTGCTCAAGCTGGCGGAGAGAAAATTTGAAAGGGCAGTCTTTGAGGATGGACACCAAAGGACAGGGTATTAAGGCGCTTTGGTTGTATCCACTGATGCTGTAAATTGCATTTCGCAAAGTTCGTAAGTCGAATGCAATGTACTCAGCTGGTGTCGTTACATGGTTAAATCCTCCTCTCTGTGGCGTTAGTTCAGTTGGCAGAACACTTGGCTCATAACCGAGTAGTCGTGGGTTCAAAGCCCTCACGCCGCACCATTTAATGTACGAATATCAACAAATCAAAAAGAGGTAAATCAAAATGGATGAGAATGCAGCTAAAAATACCGAAAGGTATCGATCTTATAAACTTCAATGGATGTTGGATCATGGACACACATTAGAGGAAATTTTTAGAGAACTCTACATGATTCAAAAGGAATACTTGGAAGACGGAGAGCCATGCCCAAGCATTTGGACGTTGTTGGATCGATGGGAAAAAGATATTGGGTTTGGTGGAGAATGTTGGGCTTGCTTTGATGAATGGCTGGAGAATGAAGGTAGAGAGGTAAACCAAAATGGCTGACGAAAAAATTACAATCAATAATGTCGAGTATATCCGAGCAGATTTGGCAATTTCTACAGCACCTGCACCACAGCTTGATGGTATGAACTATGTGATGGTTCGAACTAACAGCGCTGGCGTGTTTTGTGGTTACATGAAAGAGCGGAATGGTCAGGAAGTCACTCTTCTGAAAGCACGGCGTATTTGGTATTGGGAAGGAGCAGCCACTCTTTCTCAACTTGCACAGGAAGGAACTAAGAAACCCAAGGAATGCAAGTTTCCCTGTGAGGTTAATGAGGTTCTTCTCCTTGATGCTGTTGAAATTCTGAATGTGACAGAAGGGGCTCAAAAGAGTATTGCTAAGGTGCCAGTATGGGGAGCTTAAAAACTGATTACATTGATGCGTTTTATGCAAGGCTGAATAGAGATCGGGCAAGAGACAGCCTAGACTACTTATGTTTTGTAGGAGCAATCTCCGGAAGTTTTGGTGCCGATACACACGGATACGGATACGATCGTACTCGTCTTCGCCCAAAAGAAGAGTATTACGATGGAAACTTCATTGGCAAATACATGCATGAATGCCCAATGTTTGCTTGCCGTGGAGCCGGAGATGCTCGAGCCAATTTTCATATTAACTTCCCAACGACTGGTAATGGTGGAGGTCCATATCCACCAGAGTATACTGCAGAACTGGAGAAAAAATGGCAATGAAGTGGGCTGATTTGGAAGAAGAAAAATTCTCTGGTTGTGAGCATGGTTCTTTTAAATCTCGTTTCTGGACATTGAGCAACCTGTGTTTTGCTAAAAAGAACGAATATCCTATGGAAGTACTGTTTCATGGTTTCGCTTATGATTCTCCGCATAAAGACTTCGGTCATGAGAAAATGCGAACATGGATCTTTACTGGTGGAGCTTCTCAAACGGACATCGGAGAACATGATTGCCTTTGTGATTGTATCAATAACTGTTGGTATAATCACTGCGAAGTTACTGTAATCTATGGCAATCTCATTATGTACAAAAACTATGAAACCGGCGAAGAATGGTTTAAGGAGTACTATTATAATGGTAAGCCGTTCACCAAGTACACTGATATCTTTGATAAGGAGTGATTTCATGAAACGATATCTCGTAAGCCTTTGGACGAGACAGTCTTATGCCATGTGGGTTCCAGCGGAGTCCGAAGAACAGGCGAAAGAGATTGCGGAAGAGGCTTATAATTCTGAAGAAATTAGCCCAGATGACAATGAGGAAATCGACGCGATTTACGTAGTAGATGACGAAGAAGTCGAGGACGAATAAAATGTGTGAGTTTTGTCATCATGACCCAATTTGTGGCAAAAGCTGAGACCGGATTCTGAGGTGGTAAGTTATGAAAAAACATAAAGATTTATTGCTGGCAGCCTGCGCATCGGTTGTTTCGTTTTTGAGTCTCGATGACATTTTTGAGAAACTTCTACGGCACATCTCGCTTGTTCAAATGGCAACAGGAAGTATAAGTTCTCTTTACGGACGTGTCAGCGAGTTGGCTCTTTCGGT